GTGTTGCGCTCCGCCATACCTTCGTCAGCCAACGTGGCCAACAACGACGTGTTGACGGCACACAGCCGTTCGACGATGAACGTTCCAACGCCAAAGACGTTCGCTACCAGCATGCCGTCGGTACGGCGATACGTGGCTGCCATGAGGTCGGTGTCTACCAGCACGAACTGGCCTCTCAGGTCTCGCGGGTTGAGCGTGGTGACGTGTTCGGTGCACTCCTCAACACCAATACCGCAGTGGGCATAGCGGTCGTTGACGATTTTCAGCACGACGCTCTCGATCGTGCGCCACTCGTTTTCGAACACCCAGCCGTAGAGGTTGATGGCCTCAACGCCAAGAGTGGTGAAACGAAGCGAATCGTCGTCGGCGTGGAACTCCAACAGCCCTGCGTCGGTACACTCGTGAGACATCTTCTTGATTTCTTCCGTGACGCGGCCGCCGTCGGGAATAGGCATCATCACGCGGAACGCCAAGTTGGCGTCGAGGAACATCCCCAGCCACGTGCGTACATCGCCATAACGCGGTGCTGCTTCGTCGACGCCCGTGAACGGCAGCGGGCCTTCGTCCAGACGTACGATCACCGGCACGTCGGCAGCGGCGGCAGCCACGGCGTAAAGGAACAAGACCTGGGCGCGGGTGATTGACGCTTGGTCGTTGATGCGGAGGGGTTCAGTGGCGTTGAAGACGCTGATAGGTTTTGTGTTTTCCATTGTGTTGTACTATTTGAGTGATTAAATGGTTTTGGCGGTTTACTGGGCTTCCTTCTCGAAGGCTCGTAACAACTCACGGGTGTCGGCTATACGTTCGCACAACCGACGAACTTCTTCGTCAGAGGCGTTGGCCTTGGCGCGATTGAGGGACTTGACCTGATCACGGTACAGCGCTACCTGTACACGGATGGCTTCTTTGGAATGAGTGCGGGCGTAGTCACGGGCCATAGCCATGGCCGTCGCACGAGTTACTCGATTAGGTGCCATAATTCACGATATTAGGGGGTTAAACTTCGATTTCTATTTTCTCGAACATCACGCGGTCGGGGTTGAAGTCGCCGAACACAGTCGTCAGGGTGTACCACGTATCAGCCACTTCACGGCGTGTTAAGCGAGGAACCATGATGGCGGCGTGGAGTTCGCTGTTGATGGTTACGTTGGTCAGGACGTTGGTGCCGGGTAACAACTCGCGAGCCGTTATCAACCGTCGCTCTTCCGTGCGAGCACGTTCGTAGACGGACATGTCACGGAGGTCGCTGTTGGCGGTGGCGTTTACGATGTAGAGGTTGATGAAAGTAGGGTTCATCGCTTTTACCAGTTTTGGAGTTCGTATTCGTTGAACACGGCTTCAAAGTCTTCAAGGCCGAGTTCTTTTAGTTGAACGTTGGCGGTGCTGATGGCAGTCGCGATTTTAGCTGCGGCGGACCCGTATACCAGTAAGAGGTCTTTAAGCGATTTAAGACGACCTGCCAACAGCAACACCCCCATCCACGCATAACGCACGACCTGGATATTCACGTCGTCGCACGAAAAACGCCCGTGACTGCACACCGCTGTTACCAGCGTGGGCTCATCGTTACCGTGGACGCCGCGGTCGATGTAGAACGTCAGCGCCGACTTTTCAACGATTTCGCCTTTAGCGTCGGCCAACCCAAACGTCACGGAGTTTTCGTTGAAACGTGCCACGCGCCAGTCTTCGCAGTTGCGGTGCTCTTCAACGAACTTATTCAACTGGGCGAGGAACGTTTCGTTTTGGCGGTTCAGTTCGGCGTTGTTGTAATTGATGGTGTTGAGCAATTCTTCTTGGCGTGTCCTCCCCTCCGGCGACCGTAGATAGGTGTCTTGGAGGTGGAATCGCAGCCAACGCTCACGCGCTTCACGGAACAGGCACTCCATATTCTTCAGATAATCGACCATGTAGCGCTTCGTGTGCTGATACTCGCCGGGCTTGAACGAGTTACCGCCCATCGTTTGGAAGGCGAGGTCGTACGCCTTTTGAGCCTTGAACGACGGCTCGGGGTTGATGCCGGTGCGATGGGCTTCAGCCTCGCACCAATCTTCGCGGCGCTTGAATACGTCGATGATGGCGTCCATCACCTCTTCCTTGGTCTTGAACTGGTTGATAAGGTACGTTTTCATGTTATTTCTTATCGTTAAATTGTTTAATTGCTTCTACAACCTTGGCGAACTCGTCGGCGGTAAAGTAAACACGTTTACAAATCGTGTCACCCGTGCCGTAAATCAGTTCTACATAGCGTTCGTCGTTGACCGACGGCACGTTAACCGTAGCGAAAGCGCCGTTGGGGTGTTCTTCGTCCGGAGTTTCTTTTACTACTACCGGATAGTGAGGATTCAATTCACAGAACACTCCAGCGGCTTCCCCCGTGAGGTGTACGACGCGGACGGAATTCGGGAACTGCTGTACGACCTGATACTCACGCTGGTTGATATTTGAATACACGCGACTGCCTACAGCCACCTCACCGAGCGGTTGCTCGTTGTCGGTGATGAGCGTAACGCCGATAGCTACTGCTGATTTGCCGGCTGACGGGAAATTGGTTCTGAAAGTATCGAGGGCCTCATCGAGAGCTGGCTTTTCAGCGGCCGCAATCGTTACACGGCCTAAATACTTACCGTTTTTATCGGCGAACTGGAACGTGTAGACGTTGAGTTCTTCATCCGTTTCCGGTTCTTCCGGGGTCTTAGCCCACTCCAGCCACGCTTTATTCCAACTCGAACGGATGAACAGCATATCACCCGAGCCGTCACCCCACCAGTCGTTGCAGTGCGATAAGTGAGCACCGCGCTGATTCCGGATGGCTGGGCACAGTTTAGCGTAAATCGAGCGGAACATCGTAGCCACGACACGGCCAGCAAAGTGTTTCCCCTCACGGGCGTCGTTCGTGCAGTAGCCCCAAGCGCCAACGGTTTCGGTCTTGCCCCTTTCGTCGAGGAACTCGTAGTCGGTGTCTCCCCAGCCTCCGTAGAGGAAGGTGTCTTTCAGGAGCTGGCGTTCATCGGCGGTCAGTACGCTTACGATAGTGCGGATGTTTTCGATAGAAGGTTTCATAATTCCAAGTGTTTTAGTTTCATTTCCGTTACAAAGGTACGGCGAATCTGCCAAACCGCCAAGAGAATTACGAAATATTTTTCTCTTTTTCAAAGATTTCTCCAAAATCGTCGTTTCACTAACACCACAGCGAATATAGCGTCATCAACAATAACGCCAACACAACACCAAACCCCGCCAAATAAACGAGGTTGACGATCACCCGGACCACCAACCTCACCATCCATATCAACACTCGTTTCACGGCTTGAAAAGCATTTTGTTACACCGCCGACACCGCAACAGCACACGGGGGAGGTAGCGGTCCTCGTACGCGCCACGCATAAAGATTCTCGCCTGTGAGTGCGTCAACGTGATTTCTTCACCACACTCACACGTCAACGTGATACGCGCAGTGTACTTACCCTCACCAGCCGTTTCATCCAAATACAAGCGGTCAGGATATTCGCTACACTCCAACACTCCGTTGGCGTTACGCTTCCACGCTCTCACGCGCTCTTTTCCAAACCCCATATCCATCGTGACGGCGTATCCTGAGGTGTTGGCCAAGAATTCTGGCGTGAGTATTATCTGCGTGGTGTCGTTGGCTGTTTTGACGGTATAGCACCCCCAACGACGCATTTCGTCGTTCAGACGCGGGTCGTCATAATTTCGTTCTTCAGTCATATTTCACGATTTTAGTCAAATAACGTTCCATTGGCGTATTTCATCACCCACACTTTAGACTCCAATAGGTAGTCGCCCTCTTTAGCCATATCCACCAACCGCCAATACTGGGTAAATACGCGCCCCGTGGGGTCTTCTCCAGTGGCGGAGTTGTAGCGAACCTCCATCCGTGTACGGCCAAAGTCACGAAACCCCAACCGCGCAGCGCGAAAGTGGTGTTCGTCATCTGCGCTGGCCAGCGTCACGGCGATAGCGTCCACCAGCGGCGCTACTTTCAACAACCCTTCAACGTCGGGGAACCCGGTGAATAACTTGACGCGCACGGTGGGGTTTGACGCACGGAGTTGTTCCACGACTTCGATAACGCGCTGTGGGTAGTTCATCGGTTCGCCACCGATAATCTGTACCACCGGAAACTCACGCCCCAACGCACGGCCCGTAGTGATACACACCTTGCCCTGCGTCGTCCACAGTTCACGCGCCGCCGCCAACACTTTCATTCCATAGGTGTCAACAGGCAATTCATCAACGATCAAACGACATATAGGTCCTCGCAGGTTCATAAGCGTCAACGGTTCTTGGTTCGTTTAACAACACGCCCTGTCTCTTCTGGCGTTTCGTCTAATCCGCGGTTGTAGGGTGCGTCGGCTATTTCGCTGAAGGGGTACGGCACCGGCATCGTATTCAGTTCGCGACGACTTACGGGGTCTTTCCACGAGCGCTTACGATATCCCCGCGTGTGCTTAAGAACGTTGGGGGGTATCATATCGGCTGGCGGTTCGTACGCAGGCACAGGTGGCGGTGGAGGCGTTACGAGCGCTTTAGGTTTACGACCACGGCGTGAGGCGGGCTTCACGATGTTGGCGGTGTCGTTTTTACGGACTTTCCCCCTCTGGCGGAGTAAACCCCTTCGCGACGCTGTGCTGCGGACCGTAGCGATCGCCAATCCCCATTTAGCGCAATACGCCTTTACATCCATCGTGGCGTAGGTTTCGATGAGTTCTCGTAGCGCAGGGCTGCCTTCGTAAAGCACAGCGCGATTTCCAGGTCGGGACATATCACAGGTAAGTTAGGGTGGTGGTGTATTTAGCGCGTTCTTCATTCAACAGGGCCAACAGCCGTTCTTCAGAGCGTGTAGAAGACCCCTCGTGGCGGTATTCATCCAGCGTGAGGTCCACTTCAGCGTCGTTGTGGACAGGATACCCCTTACCGCTGGTGATGAGTTTGCGTTCAGCCTTCACGCGTTGGCGGCGGACGTCTTCGATTTGGCGTATAATTTCGTCTTTCGTCATCACCGCGTCAGTTTCAACATCCAGTCGCGGAAGTGGTACGGCGCTCCGGGTGTGTATTCAATCATTTCACCAGTACGCAAGTTACGCAGGTGATAGGTAGGGAACATTGCTTCAGGTTCACCGCCAACGATCAGACACGTGTCTTCACCGCGGCCAGCGCCAGTGTACATTTCTTCCAACAGCCCAATAGGGTCGTCGTTGGCGTCGTCGTACACCACACCTTCTAATTCCATGAACGCGGCTTCGTCGTACTCAACGCCAACGTGTTCTGCTATTTCGGGCCACGTCTTAACCTTTACGCGGGTGCCGATACGGTACAGGGGATTCATTTCTGGGGTTGTTTAGGACGTTCAGGGTCGTAGGTGTTGATAGTGTTTTGTATTTTACGAAGGTTGTACGCAACGTGGACCTCTTTAGCCATCAGCGTCTGGCGATACGCTTCAACGAGATGAGGCCGGAGTGCGTCGAGCATTTCACCGTTGATAGCGGCATCGGTCAACACCTTACCTTCGAGGTCAGTGATGTTGATAATGACGGCAGAACCGAAATACGCACCGTCGTTCACGTGTGCCAGCGTGTCCACCGCTTTCATCACGGCGTCGGCTGTTTGCACTTCGCTTTTGCGTCGTTCGGCGAGAAACTGTTTGAGGGTTTTGGATTTCATAACGAATATACGATTTAGTTTTACAATCTTACAACGGCGTCTAAATAGGCTTCAGCGCCTTCAACACTGGGTGTTTCAGCCTCCCAACCAGCAGCGTAGGCCGCAGCGATAATCATTTCACGTGTCATAGGGCTACCGATTTAAGCGTTCTATTATACGACCCATCACATACAAGCCATACCCACCAACGCAAACTCCAAGGAGTTTCATCAGCCCGTCACCGTACCATACCAAGTTCACGCCAACGAACGCTATTACGACGACGATTATAACCAGCGCCCACGCGGCGCGTTCTTCCAGCTGTTTACGATTCTTATCCATTTCGTCAAGTGTTTTTAGAACATCGAAACCATCAATCCAACAACAGCCAGCGTTCCGGCCATCAATCCAACGACCATCAATACACGAGCCGTAACTTCAAGAGCGGAGATAAGATTAAAACGTTTCATAGTTCAAGTGTTTTAGTTTCATTTTCCAAGAGCGAAGGTAGTGTAAATCTCCAAGAGTTCAAAGAGAATTACGAAAAATCTTCCAAGAAAAGAGAACTTTTTTTTCGTAAACCGCCAACAAAAGACCCCAGCCGACGGGGGTGGTGTCAGGCTGGGGCACAGAAAAAGAAGTGTTGTTACCGCCTCGCGGCGTCACGTGATATAACGTTGTTAGATGAACCGTCGCGCGATCCACGAGATGTATTCAGCGCGTACTGCCGCACGTTCGTTATCACCACGCTCACCGCGCTGCTCACAGATATACGCTCGTCGCGCAATTTCGTGACACGGCAAGTCGCTCGCCTGCTCCATCATCCACTGGTAGGGGTCGCCGTAGGGTGTAGCGTCAACACCAGTCACCTCACCATAGCCCGTTTCAACGTTGATAGTTACAACGATCGGGAAGTCCATCATGTCTTGGCGTTTTAACGTCAGCGCCACCTCACACAGGTGATTGCCGTTGGAGTACACAGTCTCGTAATATCCTGCGTACACACCGTTGCTTAACGCCTTGGCCTCGGGGTCGCGGTTGTAAGCCTTACGCGCTCGGCGCTCGATACGGTCAACCACTTCATCCCATGGCATCGTGTCGGAGTCGTGTTTATCGAATCCAAACAGATACCGCACCCAAGAGAACGACGGACGGTGCTCCCACCACATCACTATCAAAATCGCTACCGCACACGCCAACGCAGCGAAGAGTGTGAATTTGTTCTCCATTTTGGTCTTGAATTTTGATTATCTTCCGTGAAACGTCACTTTGTACCACCCAGCCCCTGCGACGGCCACAAATCGTATTTCACGATATCCCGGCTGGAGGCTGATGTACACCGCTGCTGACGTGTTGGCGAACGCGGGGATGACGTCAGTTTCGGCGTCAGGCGTGGTGATCTTCTCTACCACGGTGTCAGGACGCACGTCAAAGCCCAACGACCGAATAGCACCCATAACATAGTCCGACGTTTCAACACGACGCTGGAGCGTGGTGGTCAACGCTTCGAAGTCGGCGCGGAATTCGCTGAACGAACGTGCTACAGCGGCTTCGTTGGTGGCGGGAGTAGCGTTGTCGCCAACCACTACCACATACCGCTGACGTGTGTATACGCCGTTGGGGAGGCTGATTTCTTGTGATACGTGCCAACCGATATCGGCAGTCTTTTCAGCGAGGTAGCGAACGCGCTCTTCACGCTCACGATCTAAATTCACCAACACGTCAGCCTCAGCAGCGGTGATAAGTTCCACAGGCTGGCCATTCCAGCGCGATTTGAAGTCTTGAATTTCCATCACTTCTTGAATTTTGATTTTTGCTTTTTGTTGAATTTGTGTTGCGGTACGCGCCCTTCCTCACGTGTGAGTTCGTGTTCGTCGTCCGGTGTTTTATTAAACTTTGAACGCCAAAAGTCAACTTCGGCGTCAGCACGCTGTTTAGGGCCTTCCAACACTTCACGCTGCCGAGCAATACGCTGTAAGAACAGCTGCTTTATAGCCTCGCTTGAGGTACGCTCTTCGGGTGTAAGAGGTTCAGCCTTGACGTCTTCCACTTCGTCGATACCGTTGACGGCGTGGTTGTGTTGAATACGGTTGAAGTCGTAGTTCATCGACGATGGGTACTCCATTTCGGCTTGGGGGTCGTATTCATCGTTGGTGGGCATAAAGCGGGCGTAATACGAGTTGTGCAGTCCAGCGACGAGTTTCGGTAGACTCCAGTTCATACGCGCAGCCACACGGCCAAGGATTATCTCCTTGAGGTTAACCGACTTGTATATCGTTTGTTGGATGTGAAGGCGTATCTCGGTTTCGACGTTGACGTCTATGGCTCCGTTAACGAATATCTGGTCTCCTTCGGCTTCTTTACGAATCTGTTCCAAGGTGCGCAACATCGAGTTATACGCATCGTTAGAACGAAGAGCCTTGTAGCGAGTTTTCATCTGGGTATACATCCAACTCAACTCTTCCAACCGCGGTCGTTTTGAGTATAGGCGCACGTCTTGTACGCGGTTACGGAATTCGTCACGACGTTTTTCAATATCGTTTATAAACCGCTTCAAGACATCTTGAACGTACGACAGTTCTACCTCTATTTCACGACTTTCAGCCAATATACGGACGACCTCCCGCGGGGTGAACATCTTCCCCAAAAGTTCCTTAATATCCTCTACCAGCGTCACGTCGCTCATATGAAGCGCTGCGTGTTCAGCTTTTTCGGCCTGTTTACGCTTACGCGCCAAATCGAACGATCCGCGTGCGACGGCCAAAAGGCGGTTGGCGGTGATTTGGGCCTTGCGGCGTGCGCTGTATAGTTCCAATATCTCTTCTCGTTCGCTGGTAGAGAGGTGCTTAATGGTTTCGTTGAGTTTTCGAGGGAACCACAGTAAGTTGATTTCCGTACCGTCCGACGCTAACACGTGGATGCGTTTCAGCGTCGCCGACTCTTTCATCACCAAATACTTCTTCCACGCCACTGAATCAACGATTTCCGGTGGCACAGGGGCGTTTAATATGTCCTTGAAGTCTTTGTCCATCTTCGTTTTGCTATATTGTTCTCTTGTTGATAATAACTGTTGGCGCTAATCTTCTACTATTGACGACGGCGGTTGAGGGTTGTTGGCGTCGCGTTTGTATAGCGACGGCGCCACTTCGTTACGATAGTCCACAAACGCCCAACGGTTGTGGTCACCACTCAACGCACCCAACAATTCACGATCGCGCCAAATGTTATTACGAACTGGAAAGGGTTGGCGTCGCATACGTGTAGGGACGATGCCGTAGTTTATCGTGTTACGCGCCGTGCCTTCGCTGACCTTTACGGCGTCCGCAACCGTTAAACGAAACGCCTGACCCGCATCCTCTGGGTAGAGTATCGGAATCAGGAGTCCGTCGCGTGTTTTATAGATTTCGTATTTCATCACTCATACTTTTTGGCGTAGAATAACCGCCAACGCCAATGCGGTATCTTACCCTCGTCAAAGAACAACCTAACGTCAATATCATTTTGACACACCACGCAGCGAACGGCGTCTGGTTCGTGAAGGCGTGACGAGCGGATGATTTCGTTTTGGCGAAATAAGACCTTCGTCCCACATATTTTACAACGCTTCAAATAAGCCGGGTTTTCGTCGTACGCTTTACGTCTCATATTTCGCTCACGGCGGCTTTCAGTACCTTGTTTCAAGATTATCATCGTTTGGCGTTTTTAGTGCGTTTATCGCGTTCCTTGAAGAGCAGCCAACGTAGACGGTTGGCGATGGTCGTTAGCTGTTGGTCGTCGAAGACTACTGCTTCACGCTGGTCGAGGTGTACGTCTATTATTCCAACCAGCGTTTCAAGTTCTTCAACTTCCAAGCGGATATTATTTCGCGGTGTGTTGTTCATTTGCGGTTCTTTATTTTACGTCTCAAGGCATCAATTCGTTGACGCGGTGAAATGCTTACGGCTGTAAGGTGAAACACGCCTTTACTCATATATCCCTCAACGGTGGTCTGCAGGTCACCAGTTTCAAGACCACCGTCTACTCCAATCACCAGTTCTGCGTCACACGGCGCTGGAGATGGCGTTCCAAATTTCAATTCCTTGAATATTCGATCATCCATCGTTACGCGATATTAGATTTTATGCTGCTTTTTCTTACGCTGATACGCCAAGCGGATATTTTGGCCCGTGAGTTGCGCATATTCCGCTTTTGTTACTTCGCGACAGTCTACAGGGATTTTGGCGCGTCCCGTTGTTACCATCCACTCTGATACAGCGAAGCCGAACTCCACGCCAACGATCTTGATGTTGGCCTCAACATCCACGCGACAACCTGCGAAGTAATCCGTGTAACCCAACAACGCATTTACTTCGTTGTGGCCAACACGCGGAAGACGCTGTATACACTCTTGCGCACGTTTACCTTCTGGTGTGGAGGTGTCGGGGCGGTACTGGTTGTACAACGGTGCTCCGTCGCGTTTCCAACCCACGGGTGCGTCGTGAGGGAATTCAACGGTACTGATACCGCCAGCCCAAAGTAACTTCGCTGGGCGATAGCCCACACCACCAACGCCTTTTACAAACGAGCGCGCAGCGTTTAAGGCTTGTATTCTTCGCCACGCCAACGCGAATATCACATCGTAAGTCTTGGTGCCTGATGGCGTAACGTAGTATTTCATCGTTTCTTTTTCCATATTTCGCTTTCCTTTTGTAACATCGCGTCAGCGTACAGTAGAGCACCGAATAGCGCCGCAGCGATATTACGATCGATGTATAAGTTCTTCGACTGGTCGATTTCTACCAACACGCGGTTGTCGTCCAACAGTTCGAGACGCACACGTCCATACGCCAACAATTCCATCATCACGTCCTCAAGTGTAAACGCTGGCTGATAGCGGTGAGTGTGTAGGCCCTCAAATGCTCTCGGCGGTGTGGTGGTGAGCAGCGTACCCGACTGGTGTCCACGACGCAGTAAGTACACCAGCTGTTTACGAGGTTTAAGCCCCCTTTTCAAGAGTTCTGCTGATGCTGGGGCCGGTAATACGTCAGTGCCGATCAACGACTCTGTATAGGCTTGTTTAGGGCCGTACTGCGAGGGATACTGGTCGTCGGGCGTGGGGATGTGCGGTAGGCGTCCTTCCAGTACGCGCTTGTCGACTTTTTCTGAGCGGCCGTCGGTGGCGTACCATTGGCCGTCGTAATGTGACGGACGACGTTCAAACCAGTGAAACGTGCCGTCAGCGTCAGCCGTGTAATATCCCGGTTTAATAGCTACCATCGACGAAGAACGCAGTGGGACGTATTCACCGGGAAGTAACGTAGCGCCATCAAGAAGGATTTGAGCCTGTTCTTCGGTGACGGCCTCGGTCTTGGCTTCGCTGAAGAACAGCCGATGGTCACCTACCTTCATAGGGTGCTGCGCAGCAACAGCATAACCGTCAACGGTTCTAATCAACCACGCCATAGCCTTTCAGGATTTCGTAGAACTCACGCGGCCATACGATATTATCAGGAAGCGGCACCAAGAACGACGCCAACGCCGTAGCAAAAGCCCGTGCCACCTCCTCGACGCGCCAACCTGCAATTCCGCAACCGATCTTGGTGACGTAGAAGGTCAATTCGGGATGTTGGGAGGTGTAAAGGATGAAACGGTCACACGCTTCCACCAATTGCTGTTCCGGAATGCGTATTTTCTGCCACGAGGGGAGAACTGACATATCGTCTTCGTCCGTCCACTGGACGTATTCCATCGTCGGAATGGCGTAGCTTTGTCCTTGAGGGCCTTCGGCGACACCGTGCACAGCGCCAAAACGCTTCAACGCAGTAAGGGCTGCACCTCCGCAGTGGTCGCCGTCGGTATTAGAACCAAAGACGAACACGCCATCATCAGGTAAGCGGCCAATATTTTCAGGTGTGAATTTCATAGTGATTAGATTTCTTCAATTTCTCCACGTTGGAGCATTTTCTTGTGGCGTACCAAGTCCAAGTTCGTCGTAGAACGCGACCCGTCAGGACCGATGAACTGAACACCCATTTCCTTATCGTTGGGGCGTATTTTGATGACTTGGAACGTCAGGCCCGTAGGGTGGGTGTATTTACCGCCAACGCGGAAGAACCGCGCTTTACTTGTCTTGGCCATCGTCGTTCGGTAAATCGTTGATTAAATCTTCCAAGACATTGGACACCCGACGGACCTTATCCAGATTTTCAGGGCTGTAGGTGCGCCAACGCGCGGCGTTCAGTTTGACGTTGAGTTGAACTGCTGTTTGGCGAAGCCTTTCGCGCTCTATTTCGTACTTGACTGCGTTCAACCCCTGTCGCGCAGAAATATAGCAGAATATCGACCCCTGTCGTGCTCCCTCGACATCGAGCATGCCTTCTGAAGTCAAAAGAGTGCGAGGAACTTCGATTGCCGCGGCTTGCGGCGTGATTTTCATAGTGTGAAGGTCGACCGGAAATAAGACATGAACCCGGTCTCGCTCGGTAACGCGATAGACTCCAACCACAGCGCCGTGATTATCCTCCATGGCCAGATCGCCGTCCTTCAGGTAACGCGGACACACCACTCTTTTTTCGAACGTTTCAAGCGGTATCAACACCGCATCGGCGTCCGTGGGTGCTTTTCGAACGATAACCATTTGACGTGTGTTTTCGGCAACAACGCCGGGTTCAGTGGCGACGACGTATGTGCCCACGGTGTATACAGTTGATACTTTTTCTTCGCCGCGGTAATACCATTCCCGATTCAAATACGGGTCTTTTACAGTTTTCATTATGCGTAGTTTTTGTGCAGTTCTTCCAATTTGGCGTTGTAGACGTTCATCAACGTAGGATCGTACATCATACGCTGCTTCCACACCTCGATAGTTTCCGTTGGCGGCAACACGTTAGCGTACTCCGGCGCCGGACTCTGGTCAGCCCACGAACGCTGGGCGTCTTCCATCATATATCCCACCAACTCCCACGTGTGAGGCGAAAGAACCGTGTTGCGGAGATATTCGTAGTGTACCAAAATTTCAATTGGGTCTTTGGTACGGAACGCGAAGTCCGGGTGAGACGACTCAGAAAACCCACGACCACGGCCGATCAGCCCCGACCGCAGCCACTGATGGTAGACGGCTTTACCGTCTTCGTTGGTGCGCTTCAAAAGATAATACAAACTTTTCATCACTTGTTGATATTTTCACTTCTTAAAAACGTTGGCGATTTGGCGCGGTGATGGAACATCACGCTGTTGGCGGCGTTCGATACGATCTTCTTCCAAGGTATCTTCAATGCGGTCTTCTGCCTTATTGAGTTCGTCGTCGTGAGCCTTGGACTGAATATCGTCCTGAGAATGGTTTACAGAGGTCATAGTCTTTTTGATTTAAGGGTACATATATCAGCGAGTTCTTGGCGCGTGTTATGGCCACATATTTAAGGTTGAGTTCCTGTTCTAATTGCCAAGGTTGAGTGGCGAAGCGTGAAGGAATAAGTTCTGGCGCCAAGAAGAACACGTTGTCGTTTTCAAGTCCTTTCGATTTGTGAATCGTCATCAAGAGTATGCCTTTCAATTCGTCGGTAAAAATTCCCTCGATTGTATCGCGCAATTCGGCGATGGTTGACGCTTCAACGGCCAAAGCGCGTATCACTTCGATTTTTTCGAACAGTTCATCCATCTTTGGCGACGCATCAGGATTATTCCAACCCTTATTGCGTAACTTCTGAGCCAGTTTATCAGCCTCCTTCATCAACAAAGCGTCCAGCTGGTCCACGGTACGCGCTCCGGTCTTGTCGATAAGGTCTACTAAACTGCGGCCAATATCCTTACCGCGGACCTGCGATTTGATCTTGTTCTTCAACAGCCAAAGATACACCTCAATCAGCGGACGCAAATTACGACAAATAATCCAATCACCGTCCTCGATGTCGTTCAACGACCCAAGTATGACCTCCCCTTCATGAGCGCGTTCGTAGGGGCGTATGTAGGGGACTATTTTCTCAGCCTCTTCGACAATACGCCGTCCGCAGCGATAGCACACCGTCGGCTCCGGCGAATCCGTATATAGCCTGACGCGGATCGCCAACGGTTATCAACCGCGAACGGCGGTCCAGTGCGCGTTTTATCAACTCGTGTTGAAGGAGACTCATGTCTTGACTTTCGTCAACCATTATCACCTCATATTTACGAAAGCGAACGCTGGGGTCAGTGACTGGAACGTACAACATATCGGTAAAGTCGAACTGCGATACGTCGGCTGCGGCCACGGCAAACGTTTCCAAGGCCAATTGTTTTTCTAATGGCCCGCAGTCGATGTCGTGATACTCACACAACGCCTCAATTTCGCCGATTTCAGGACGGCAAAGTGCCGTGCGCATCAGGTCTACTATCTTCGGAATTAAATAGATCAAATACCCCTTTTTGCGACGCATCAACAGTTCTTGAACCGCTTCGTCGTGAGAGTGGCGTTTCAACACCACTTCCAATTTGGCGATCGACTTATTTGGATTCATTTTGGCCGCATTACCGTAACGGCGCAACAGCAACCGCCACCCATACGAGTGAAGTGTCATTATGTCCACATTGGGGCGGCGGTTACGAGCCTGCAACTCCTTGACGATGGAGTTGTTGAAGGCCATGAATATTATGGATTTACCTCGGGGAATACGTTCCAAACACCCCAACAAGGTCGTGGTCTTACCGCTGCCAGCCACGGCGTTTACGTTAATATTGTGGTCGGTAGTAGCTACTTCGTTGTATATTGCCTGTTGATAGGGTGAAGGCTCAAAGCCCATGACGATTTAGTTTTACGATTTTTTACTGATACTATCCGCGAGTCGATGTCCAGTAAATCCATTTGACGCTTTTGTGAAACTGGAAATTCAGCGCTTTCTGGTTCTGTACGATTGATTCGAGTTTCGACAGCACAGCTGCCCGGCCTCGGTTCATCTCTACCGACTCTGAACGTATAAACGCTGTAATGTCGTAGCCTGACACCTCACAATAGTCGATCGACGCCACATTGGACTCAACCGACGGCGTAAACTTATTCACCAAAAACACCAGCGGCTCGTTGGTGTACATCCAAACCTCCAAAACGGCAAACCCGCTTTCAAGGATAGTGGTGATGGTTTCAATCTTTCTTTCCATTATGATAATCTTTTTTGACGTTTTCTAACAGTTTTTTCATCCTCACTAACGCGCGGCTGTACAGATTTTCGGTCACGTCAGGATTTTCAGCCAAGAACTCTGATTTACGCTGGCCAGCCAAACGTGACAGCGTGATACGCCGCTCAAGAGGTGTGAACCCAAACGTGTCAAACGTTATTTCCATGTCATTGACGTGGTCGGGAGTACGCATATCAGGGTGCGACGATTCAATGGCTTCTGAAATATCGCCGTGACGCGCCTTGATATTCTTCTTGTAGAGCGTGTAGAAGTTACGGGCGATGGACTTGTTGAAATAGAAATAGAAGTTGGCACCCGGAAGAATATTGAACTTCTCCAAGCATTTATCAAACATCGCGTAACAGTCCGCAATGGCTTCGTCGCGTGAAGGTATTTCAGGAGCGTTTGAGCCGTTAAGCAGGTTGATGTAGTTGGTGATGTTCTTCAACACGATATTCCCCATCATCCTGAATACCAAGTTCCGATACGCTGACGCACGACGTGGGTCGCCGCAGTGGCGGATGATTAGAATATATTTATTCACCAGCCCAATTCGGTACTTGAACAGCTGGCGAAACATTTGACCCTCGACCGTTCTCCGCATAACGCCTTTATTTTTTCATCATCGACTTTGCTTCAGCGCGTACCGCAGCCAGTTTGGCGCGACGTTCTGGGGCGATCTGCTTCTTGTAGTGCTCGTGCGAGCGCCGCTTTAGGGACTCTTGCTTTTGCTCCTTGGACATGGCTCTAAAGCGTCCAAAATACACACCCTTCAAGTCTGTAGGCGTTTCCTTCTTGATCTCCTCGCGCACACGGCCGCAAGCCGGACACGGCGATTGCTTACAAAACGTCTGGCCGTCGCGTAATACAAGGCTCACTGATGAATAGTAGTCGCGCTGATTGAAGCGCGGACACTCGGGGTTCTTACACACAAATTCCATAAGGCGTATTTATTGGCGGCTACCATACAACGCAATCAGCATTGCGTCGCAAGTGGCCAAAGTTACGTTGAATTGGGGAAATAGCTGTTGAGCCTTGGCTTTGAGTTTGTTCTTCCACTCCACCTTGGTCATTTTACCACGAACCCCTAATTGAAACTCTTTCTGCCATTTCTGGGGAGTAACAGTTTCAGTAGGAATACGACACGCCAACAACGCCATTTCCAAGTGCCCATATCCACGTCCAAAATTGAACATGGCGTTGGCGCCATTACCGGGTATTCCGCCAACCTTTTCAAGGTAGCATTTGGAGTTCAGCGAATGAAGTTTCAGAAACGCCAAAAGGTCAGTTGGTGTTTCAGGCATTTTTACTGCCGCCACCAGCCGACCTTTGTCGATGGAATATATGCCTATGCCGCCTGCGGCACCGGGGTCTATACCGATTATTAATCGGTCTTTGTAATAGGTTGTGACGGATTGTTTCATCGTTATATCTTATTTGGAACTATAAGATAATAACGTTGTAATCAATCATACCTTGATACTTTGTCTATCTTCCTCACTATTAGTTTGTTCTTCGCTGCGAAGTCAGCCGATACGTTCTGGGTGATCATCATCGACGTTATACCCACGTTTTCCAGTGTTCGAATGATGTGTTCCTGTCCCAAGGAGTCGATTCCGTGGAACGCTTCATCCAGCAGTATCATATCCAACCCGCGACCGTCGGTAGCCATATTGATCAAGCGATTCAACCCTATCAGCGAGGCCAACGCTACACGACCACGTTCTGCTCCCGAGTGGATTCCGTACACGTCGGCGTTCAAGCCATCGGACTGAATATACACATCGATCTTATCGCGCACGTTACCGTCCTTGGTGGTGGTGAAGCCGTTAATCAGTATCGTTACATCCATACCGAATTTCTCCAAATACAGATTCGTCATCCCTTCAAGGACCTTGAGCGACTTATTCGCCAAAAACGTCAAGAAGCCGTTTTTACCCATGTGAAAGTCCCAGAACGCCATCGACTCGGCCAAGTACCTGAAGTCGGCCAATTCGGCCTTGGCGGTTTTGAGTTCTGCCTTGGTGGCCTTGATCTTGGCTTCAACGGTTTTTATCGACGCGTCTTCGTCAGCAGCACGTCGGGCTTCTTCGATACGTTTCTGTAGATCGTTCTTCCGGCGTTCAACGTCATCCATCTGGCGCTTCAAACGGTCGGCACGTTCACGAATAGCCACCATCGAACGTTTCACGCGGCTCAATTCCGACTGGAGTTGATCGTATTCGTGTTGCTTGTCCTCCAAGGCTTCCAACGCTTCTTCAGCCTTCTTCACGGCAGCGGCCAACTTCACATCATCAGCCTCGCGCTGCATGATTATCTTACGAATCTGGTCCGGCGTGAGATCGAACTCGGCGTTAGGTATGAAGCGTTCGTGGCATTTGGGACATTCGATGGCTCCCTCCAGCGCCAACGCCAATTCCTCCTTGGCACGACGGTTCTTCTTGCGCTCTTTCTGGGCTGCGGTGATCTTGCCTTCCGCTGCGGCGATATCCTCCGCGAAGTTAGGTGCAGTTTCCAACTGTTGTTCCAGCGAGGTACGCTTCGTCTTTTCTGTTTCAAACTCATTCCGGATTGCTTGAGCCTGAAGCCCGAGCGCCGCAGCGTCGTTAATATAGCCTTCCAAAAGGCCAATCAACCCTTCAATGTTAGCTTCGGCGGAGTGGTTAGCCTTCAACTCTTTGAGGTTTTCTTCGAGGGTTTCAAGCCTCGTTTCCAACATCAGAACCTGCGTATCGTATTCAGCCACGCGATCGTCAGCGGCCTTGTGGTCGGCCTTTATGGCGTCCAAAACGGGCTGAAGCATATCGGCGTTGGTGATACGGTTCAATATTTCCTTCTTGGTAGTGTCGGGAGCGGTCAAGAAGTTGTACTGACGGTCTTGGCTGATTATGTAGTACCGGAGCAGGTCCTCGCGGCTCAGCCCCAGCAACTCCAGTATTCGCTTATCAACTTCGGCCACCGACGTCAACTGGGTGTTCTCGCGATCGTTTTCAAACAGTATGGCCTTGGCGCTGCGCTTACGATAGAAACGGCGCCGAATTTCCATAGTTTGATGAAGAACGTCGTTCGCCAACGACATAACGACCCATCCTTCATCGCTATCACGGTTGATAGCCTTATCGCGCGTTATAGGCGTATCGCGCGGTAACAGATCGCCAGTCAACGCCAACGTGATAGCCTCAAACAGCGTCGATTTACCTGACCCGTTGTTCAGCGATCCACGGTCAGTTTGGTTGTCGCCAAAGATCACCGTACACTCACCGCGGTTAAACACCACTTCAGCTCGGTCACGGAACGCAAACAAGCCGCCAAATTCTATTTTTACAGGATACCACATATCACAATTCTTTTAACATCGCCAAGCCTTCTTTCATGCGTTCGCCGCGTATTTCACGCTCCTTGCAAAACTCCATGAAGTTCTTAACGATGGTAGATTTACGGAATGTAACGATCTTCTCCGGGTCGGCCGCTGTAGCCATCGCCGCGGCGGTTTCATCGGCTTGAAACTTGATTTCAATACCAGCGGCCGAAAACTCCGAGGCGTTCAGTTTCTCACAGTCGGCTTTAGAGCCAGTTACAACGATTCTGACGCGATCAAACGTTTCGCCCGAGTATTTATCCATCAAGTTCCGTAAAGTCGTTGTATCGGTCGCTACAACAGTTTCACGGATATACCGCGGAAAGCGCAGCGGACGGTGTTCCCACGAACCATCGTCGTAAACCACGGTCACACCCTTATCGTCGGCCGTTTCGCCGAAATTATTCTGACACATCGAACCGAGGTAGTGAACCTTTTCGCCAACGTGCGAAGCGTTGTGATAATGACCCACAAACACCGCATCGTAGTTACGAAACATATCCGGACGAATATCGCTTTCTACCTGTGTGCCGTCGTTGTTACGAACACCCTCCACCGCCACATGCGTTATCATAAAACGCGGTCCTGTGAACGTTTCCCGTTCAAGGCCGTTATCTACAGCCAATTTCTCTTCAAGCCACTTGGCGTCTCCGTAATAGGGGATCAACACGAACGATACGCCGTCCCATTCAAACTCTGACGCCTGACTCACAACCGTAGCCGCTCCCGGACACACACTCAAATAGCTGCGGTCCGAGTCGGGGTCTGTCTTGTCATGGTTGCCGGGAATAACGACAATTTCCAGTCCACGCGCTTCAGCATCTTCGGTGATTTCGCGCCAAGCATCAAGGACTTCCAAAGGTTGTGCCGAGCGGGACGTAAATACGTCACCGCCCAGAATCACAATATTACAACCTATTTCTTCAGCCAGCGCAAAAGTCTGACTGAATAAATCCCGTACCACCATCACGTTGTCTTTCGACAAGTGCGGGTCGAAACCTAAGATGGCCACAGGACTTTTTTGTGTTTTCTTTTTCATTTTGCAAAGTTTACTTTTTTTAACGTTGTGCGCCCTATGCGCCAACCGTCAGGCATTTGCGCTCCTCGGAGCAATCTTTTTGTTTCAACGCCATTTGTTATCCACCGTATGCCTGTCCCCGCCTCCCGAAGACGCTGACGAGTGATTTGACTTGGCGATTTTCCGCGTTTATTTGTATTACCTGTCATTTTATTAGACATATACGCCTTGAACTCCTTCGACCAGTGTTTACCGTACCGCGGATTGTTCTTCGGGTCGGAAAGACGTTGTTTGGCCTTTTCTGATATCTTCCTCTTGGTTTCTTCAGACAGGTGTTTACCGTACCAGTAACATTTTTCACCAGCGCATTTACCGCGACGATTTTTTATCATCCTTTCTTTAACACCGGGAACTTTCATAGGGTTTATTTGGCCAAACTTATTTGCCGGACCGGGAAGGATATTGTAGCCGACTTTCTTATTGGTTGAATTGAGTTTCTTGATGTATAGCATTTCCCAAGCGTCGAGTTGTAACTGGGTATCGCATACACGGAGCGTTTCACGCTTGAAATTCTCAGGGCCGTAATGTTTAACCGCGTTCGTCAAAGATACACCGCTGCCTAAATACGATTTATTTTCGAAGTGGATTGACTGTCCAACGTAAATCTTGCCGTTGATGAGGTTCGTGGTTTTGTAAATAAATCCGTAAGCCATGTTGTAATGATTTACGGATTTATACTTGAGTAGAACTGATACTTATTCTTCGTCTGCTTCTTCGGCCACTTCAAACATTCGTTTACGCCAATCTTTAAGGTCCTTGTGGCGTGCAACAGCGATAGATTTTTCCAACAATTCAATCATAGGGTCATGATCATAGTAATGTTGGAAAAGTTCACGATTTGTTGACCATGTTAATTTGCCCTTGGCGAATGAAAGTTTTCGTACGCCTTCTTTTTTCAAAATGCCTTTTTCAACAGCATAATCAATATCTGACTGAGAAAGGATTATGCCGTAGCCGAGCAAAATGCGGATAATCGTCTTTTTACGGCTGCCGAAGTCATTTTTAATTACCTTCACTTCTGTTAACTGCGCCACTTCTTCGTCGTCTATTTTCTCATGTCCAATTAGAGAAAACTGAAGGCGTAATGTCGGAAGAAGAGACACCCATTCGCCGCCTGTGCTTTTGCGCGAAGTGACCCCCATCGTATTTTGCTCGTATTGGTGATTGAGCATCACAAAATGAATCACGTTGGTATAGCACAAGCCGATCAACCCCTTGGCGAACATCTTTGCTGACTTGGCGAACGCCATCATTTTCGGCTCCTGCAACTTATCCAACTCTTCACCTTTTGCCGCCGCTTTGTCAAGATTTTCAGTATTAACTTTCAAAGCGTCGTATTCCGCCTTCGAAAGCGTAGCACCAAGCGAGTCCCAGAGGAAGAAGAACCGCGGTTTCTCCTTGATATCGGCTTCTTCGAACAGCGCGTGAGCGTCCTTGACGAACTTGCTTACACGAACGAACATTTGCTCGACGTAGCGAATCTTGATGATGACCACGCGCGAAATATCAACCCCCAGCTGGATGGCGTAGTCCTTGTTGTCACGATTTTCAGACGAAAGTATACACGCCAACCCGGTTTCAGGGTTCTCGGCCAGAAAATACTTCATAGCCTCCAACCCCTCGGTGGTCTTACCGCTGCGGCTGCGCCCAGCGATTTCGATGATACCTGTTGGAAGACCGAACGTGCGCAGGTTCCAGTTCAGTTCCGCGCTGCCGGTATGGGCCCACGACTTGATCTCCGAAAAACCGTCCTTCTTCTTGAACGTTATGACGTCGTCGGAGTTAAACTTCGCCGTGAGTTTATTCAGTACGTTTGAAATTTTCGACATAATGTTGATAGTTAAAAACGGCTGGCCAACCACGAAAGCCAGCCAGCCGCGGGAAAGTTATCACGGGGGTTATTTCTTACCCAATTTGGCGCGAATCATAGCCAGTGAACGCGCTGCGCCGCCTGTAGCGGCCGGAGCCTCGTCTTCTTCCTCCGGTTCGGGTTCAGGTTCTTTCTCCTCTTCGTCGCCGTCCAGTCCAAGCGCGGCACGGATAGCTGCACGAATCTGGTCGTCGGTCGTTGACTTGTAGACCTTCACCGTATCGCCGAGATCGTTCTCACGGATGAATGCCTTGAGTTCGGCGCGGTCCATGTCGTCGAGGCCGTCGTCGTCGCCTGCCGGCGCTTCTTCCTCTTCAGGTTCAGACGCAGCCTCTTCCTCCTCTTCAGGTGCTTCTTCGGGTTCGAGGTCAGGAACGCGAACGCCAGGGCGGTTTTTCTTCGTACGAACGGGCGGAACGTCATCCTCCTCGTCGTTGGTACGGCGCTTGGCGGCCTTCTTGGTGACTTTCTTCTTGGGTTCGTCGTCGCCTTCAGCGTACTGGGCGCGTACCTTCTCCACGATCTCCAGCCACTCGTCGTCACCGAACAAGTCGATACCATGCTGCTCGTCGAAATTCTGGAGACCTTCCAGTGCGCGTTCGAACACTTCCATGGTGTACGTTCCAGCGACCTCCTCGATCGGTTTGAGTTTCATGAACTTCTCGATGGATTCGTCGGTCAGCGGGCATGCCTTGGGCTTCTTGCCGAGCGACACGTCGTAGTAGTTCTCGCCCTTCTTCTTGTTGGGGTTCTTGATGTACTTGACGAACAGCGGCAGGCCTTCGTCGGGGTCGGTGAACGGATCGGTCTCGATGGGTTCGTCCTCGTCTTCGGTGATTGCCAGACGGTTCATGGCGTCGCGGACGCTCTTCTTGAACTCCCACAGTTTGGGCTCCATGCCGTCTTCCCGGACTTCAGCGGCGTAGCACAGCCACGACAGCGACGGCAGCAGGCCATCACGCTGGGCAGTTACAGCCGCAACTGCCGTTTCCGACCCGTGGGTCTTCACATAGGCCACATACTCCTGAACGATGTCCATGGCGGTCTTGCCGTGGAAGATCGAATCCAGTACCGTGCCACGGCGCTCGTCACCGGAGTCGGTAGTGAACGGCAGCCAGTAGCACTTGCGCGGAACGTAGAAGTTGTCGTGATCGGGGTGAGCCGGGAACACGCGAATCTTCATCAGTTTACCGTCCTCAAGCGTCAGGAACTCGGCGTTGCCGTTGTTCAGCATCGAGTTGTCCTCGTCGATGCGGGCTTTGAGTTTTTTGATCGGCGTCGCCTTCAGGCGGCTCCTCAAATCGTTTGCCATAATACTTTGATTTTTGTTAAGGTGTTAATATAAACTTTGTTACTCCTCCACGTCGGGGATCAGTTTCGGGCGTTTACGAACTTTCACAACCGAATTTGCCTTACTCTGAAGCAGGTGCTCTTCGATATCGCCCGTGGGGATAGACAGCGATAGCTTATCCAGTTTGGCCGATTTGTCTTTGGCCGAAAACAGCAGCGACGCAACATAGTCCCGTGTCTTTTGAGCCTCAAAAAGCCTTATTTGGTTAGCCTTATAAACGGGATTCTGATAGGTAGCCGTGTTCACCTCGTCAATCGTAGGGGGCTTGCGACGGTCCTCTTCAGTATTGAGTAAAACACGAATTTCTTCGCGCAACTTTGCCTCTACGATGGCGCAGTTGAGTTTCGTTTCAGCCAGCGAGCGTTCAGCGTCAGCCAGCAGCAGACCTAATCGGTTTACAACAACCGGAAAGGTGATAATTTCCCCAACCAGATTGTCATAGTGAATAGCCATCAGGTCGTCGACGTCGATTTCTTCTTCGAATTCTTGAAATTCGATTTCGTAGACGTCTTTTCCAATCAGCAGTTTCCGTTTCATTCTTTAGGTTCTTGTTGGTTAATGTCCCCGGCGCGTACACGGCGCGTGATTTCGATAATGAGGTAATGAACCGCTTTCTCCAGATCGCGAATCAGACGGCTCTTTTTATGGCCGACGGTGATGTACCGCTGAAGATAGCGCGTCACCTGATAGATGTTGATGGCGGCGCCGTGGTCCATACCGTACAACATCTTCTTGGTGTCGATAACCTTTTCGCCGTTGGCGTACTTATCGGAGTACGTCCCGGCGATGTGGTTGATAGTCATCGCCAGAGCCTGGGCGGCTTCAGGTTCAGATTGGCAGATACGCTCGATGTCGTAAGACACCTGCGCAATCAATGAGTCTTGAGTCTTCTTGTCCATGTTAAATAATATCGTTTTGTAAGTCATTAATGGCTCCCACCCATACGTACATCAGGCGTTCTTGCTCACAAATATCCGCCGATACACACGTACTTTGTAACGTTGAAACCGCCTTACGGTAGCTTTCCTTACAGTACGACAGCAAATTCAAGGGCCACGAGCGGTTCCCCATAGCCAGTTCGCGCTTCAGGAAATACAGCAACGCCATCCAATCAGCAACCTTTACAATCGCGTGAGCAACGTCGTAATACGGCGCATCCTTAGAAAGCGTTTTGGAGACTACTGAATCGTCGCCAAATTCGTCCGCTACCTGGTGAGCGACAAACTCGTCCAAAACGTTACGCAGTTCCGACCCGTTGTAGGCGTTGTATTTCAGTTCGTGGGTAATATCACGACGCAGAATAGCCTCGTCGAAGTCGTGCATCAGCGCCATCTTCAGCGTCTGATACTTAAACGTGGCCACCGTATTATTATCGCCCCCTCCGGGCCAGAGATAATCCAACAGGCACATCGTGAAGACCGATACCTTGTATGAATGTTGTGAAACGCTTTCCTGCTGGTGGCGGTCGTACTCCAACCACTGCTTGATGTTATCCAACCGCGCCAAATAATCGCGGTTGAATAGCTTTACTAAATCCCCTTTGTTTTCCATACGATTTTGTTTTACTATTGTAGTATTTCTAACCTTGTAGATTGTGAAGACTGTACGGTCTTCTTTCCAGCGAAATAATTCACACGCCCTGAAACGGCCACGATACGGTTCAACAGCGTAGCTTCGTTTTCCGGCTGATGAAGCCAAAAGTCGGGCCACAACGTAATCTGGATGATGAGGTCGTTGACCTCCACTTGCAGTACGCCGTAAGAATCGCCACCCTTGGTTTGGCGTTCGAATACGTTATTCACACGGCCAACGATGCAAACCTCGTCACCTTCGTGTTTGCGCTCAAACTCGGCGGCAGTAACGTACAGCCGGACCATTCGTTTTCCGAGTCCGTATTCGTTCATCATACGTTCGTAGTCTACCTCGCCGTACCCGGTTAATTCACGCTGTTTGAAGACCCACCAGGCGTTAGTGTGAGCATCAGGCGAAGTGAATTCGTCGGAAAGCGGTTCGCCGCGGCGTTCGAGATACTGCTTGACGATGTCCAGACGCTGACGCGGGTTCCGGATATCTTCTACCAGGTCGAACGCTCCAGCCATAATAAGGCGCAGCACCACGGTACGGTTTATGCCTTTCGGGGCGGAGGTTATGAAGTCCTCAAACGAGAACACTTCGCCGTGCTCGTCTTTCATGGCTTTCAATAGCGTTAACGCCCGCTCGCCTACTCCCTTGACCTTACCCAGCGAGAAGAAGATACGGTTCGTCTTGGGGTCGCACGTAAAGGTTTCGCCCGAGAAATTGATATCCGGCGGACGGACCTCAATTTCGGCTCCGGTTTTCTTCATCTCCACCAAGCGATACGGGATATCGGATTCCTTCGAGGCATACTGAAGCGACGTCGTCCAGAACTCCAGCGGATAGTTAACCTTAAACCACTGCGACCAGTACGACATCATGGTATAGGCCACGGCGTGCGACTTATTGAAGCCGTACCCTGAAAAGGCGAGCAATTTATCCCATACACCCTCTGCTATCTTTTCTGCTTCTTTTCTTGATAAACCCATTTTAACGCTCTTTTGTCCAATTTAATACCAAATTTATCAGCAACCGTATTAACGCTGGCTTTTTCAGTCTTCAATTTCAATAGAATCTTGATAATTTCAACGTCGTAAGGTTTGAACACATACCCCTTGCTCTGACCTATCAAACCTCTACAAACTTGCGAAACCGCCGCGTCAGTAGCTTTTATGGCGTCCTTATACGAATCAAAGATACGTATATTCAACCAAAAGTCAAAGCAGATAACGCGCTTGTGCTTACAACTCGAAATACGTTTGAAGTGTTTTTGTTTCCACTCCTCGTTAACCGATTTCCAAAACTTTATAGACGCGGCTGATAGCTTGGCTCTAATTTCTGGCTTGGATAAGGTACGCCGGGTGGATTCACTTATATCTCGCCGTTGCTGGTCGCTCATACGCTTACCGAACATCGGATTCAACTCGCCGCAATTCTTACCTTTCCTCGCCTTAGAAAAGGCCAATTTATGTTCTTCTGTCCATTTCTTACCACGCATCGCTTTTGAATGTTTCAAAGCGACCTCCGGAATCAACATCGGCGAACCGCTTCCAAACTTATTAGCCGTACCCCGTAGGATGTTATATCCTATACCCTTTTCAGTCGAGCGTAGCTTCTTGATGTAAAGCATCTCCCAAGCATCCAACTGAGGTTGTGTGTCGCAAATACGGAGCGTTTCGCGTTTGAAATTCTCAGGGCCGTAATACCGGATAGAAGCCCGTAATTTAACACCGCTTCCCAAATACCCATCGAATTCGTCAGATTCACAAACGTGTTGACCTATGTAAATCTTGCCGTTGACGAGGTTTGTAGTTTTGTAAATTATACCGTACATGTTACCAGTTTTGTACGGTTTATACTTGTTCTTTCTTTTTATCCAGGTTCATTAATAAATCGGCGTAATGTTTTACGAATTTTTCTTTGAAAGCGTCCAGCGCTTCCTTGTTCTTTTTCTTTATGAAAGTTCTTGCCTGGTCTGCTTCCACTGGAGAAAGTCCTCCGACAACCATCGCTTTCATTATCTGCTCCTGATAGGTATAAAGCGAATAGGTGTCGCGCGTGATTTCCTCCATACCGGGGTCGAACTTAGGCTTCCTGGCGCCGTTCTTAATTTCAACGAACGTTTCGTGCGCCTTTACATCCATAGGACCCGGCCGGAACAACGCCGTCATAGCGATAAGGTCGTCCAGACTATGCGGCTTGGCCTCGCGGCAGTAGTTCATCAGCCCCATAGCGCCAAACTGGAACACATCCTCACACCACCCGCGCTGGAAATACCGGAATACCTCCTCGTCGCCGAACGGAATGGTGTTGACGTCGATTTGCTCCTTGCGGTTCTTGGCGATAAGTTTCAGAATAGACGAAAACTTATCCAGTTGGTTGAGGCCCAAAATATCCTCTTTCAAGAACCCTGACTTGTCGATATACTTACCCTCCCACTCGGAGACCAGCACGCCACCCATGCGTTTCATAGGCATCCACCCGTAAAGGTCGATGGGGTGACCATCTTCGTCTTCCTTGGGTACGATGATAACGGCCGACGGATGAACCGAACCCGTCTTGCACTGCGTGAGGGCGTATTTCGTCATGTGTACCAACTCCGGGTGGTCCTGAACGAAACGGAACAATTCCCGCGACGTTGCGGCGTAGTTGAACAGGTCGCCCCACGTGTATTCTATTTGGTCGTCAATGTCCTTGGTGAGTTTATTCATCACCGCAAACGGAACGCCCATAACCTTACCAAAGTCCTTCAAACAGGTCTTCAGTTTCATGCGCGTGTACGTACCCACAGAGCAAACGTGGTCCACGCCGTAACGACGGGCCATGTATTCCTTCACCGTATCACGGAACGCCACCGGGAAGTCGCAATCAATATCCGGAAGCGAATCGGCTGACTTAGCGAGTTCACCCGATACGCGCGTTTCATTCAAGAAACGTTCGAACATCAGGTGGTATTTCAACGGGTCCACGTCCGTGATGTACAGGCAATACGCAATCAACGAACCGCAAACCGAGCCACGGCCTGACCCAGTCATGATACCCTGCTCGCGACACCAGTTCATGATGTCCCAAAGTATCATAAAGTAATCACACAGCCCGTTCGGTACGATAATGGCACATTCCTTTTCCAACTCCGCCAGATACTGATCGAGGTTATCAACCTTACCCACCAGCCGCTCCTGTACGCCCGCTTCCAGTTTCTCGAAAAAGGCGTCTTCAACCGTAGTTTTAACAAACTCGTATTTCGGCAGGTGACGTATTCCGGTGGGGATCTTAAAGTCAATACTCTCCGTCAACGTCGTGGAATTAGCCATGCCATCAATTATCTTTTCGTAGAGGGGCGCGGCTGCGTCCATCCACTCTTCATACGCCAGAATCGTCTCTTTTGAGTTTTTGAAATACTGGGTCGCACTTTCAGCATTTACAACCCCTGCCACCTTATTCAACAACGACTTCAGAGGTGCTTCTTCAGCGTCCAAGTAGTACGAATCATTGATAACCAACGGCAGCGCGTCGCGGTATAGCTTCATCTTGCGGCACCGTAAGACGTAGGTGTCCAAGTTTTCGAGGTGGTCACGGAAAAGACTTTCCGACGCATATTCGACAGTATCGATCTGGTAATATACTCGGTCGAACGCTGCATGATACGCCGTCAGCAGACGCTTACACCGATCTAAATCACCCTTGAAATAGTTCAGTTCCGAATCCGACGGTATGACACACGCCAGCCCGTCGCCCAGTTTGTAAAGTTCTTCCGCAGGGATGAATCCTTGATAATCGACGTTGATAGCCTTATTTACCAACAACAAGTTACGCCATCCGGCGGCGTTCATGACGTATAGTTTCAACGAGAACGTTTCCTGAATTTCCACCGCCGGATCGTAGTTACACGCCACCGTGATGGTCTCACCGATGATAGGTTTAACACCTTTAGCCAAGCACGCAGTCTGGAAAGCCAGCGTTCCGGCCAGCGTGTTGCGGTCACATATACCCAACGCCGTCATACGGTTGAACCGAGCCTTCGCGGCCCACTCATCGCAATTCGAAGAGCCGTTCAAGAACTCGTACTCGCTGTGAACACCGAGGTGTACAAACGGCACCAGTTCTTCAGCCGTACTCGCACCAAGGTACTTGAAGTCGCGGAATTCAGGGCGAAATACCACGGTCTTATCCAACCGCAGGTGATCCTTTTTGATGTTCGAGTAGTAGAACTTTCCGCCAAACTCGAACAGGATATATTTTACAACGCCGTCATACAAGGCGTCAAATTCGTCGGCCGTTACCGCAAACGAGAAGCGTTCGTCGATTATCTTTCCCTTATCGTCGGGATGTAGGTACAAAAAGTCCCCCACGCCTTCAATTGAAATTACATTCAGTTCGTCGTCTCGCTTTTCTTCAATAGCCAAATAGTTATCATCAGCCCAACGGCGTAGTGCGTCAGTCATTTTACAACAATTTACTGGGTTCTGCGTTAGATAACCTTGCTTCGAAGAAGTTTCTCGCCAGCATCATGTAGTCCCACTTTTCGTCGGCTTCACAGCTGGTGTTGATAAGGCCCAACAGCCCGTGACATTCGTTCAACAACTGATCGCGATCTTCGCCGAGACACGCGTGGCGGTTACGCTTGTAAAAGACGTACAGTTTCAGCAACTCGTACACGCCCCAGAAGTAGATCGACTTCTCCATCACATACTGCTCAAACCCCGCTTCGTCGTCGGGGTCAGTACCGTTAGCGTTACGATGAAGCAGCCGGGAGATCAGTTCATCCATGAAGGCCGTAATTTCACGCAGACGGTTTACTGCCACTTCGGATTCGAACTTGAAGTCCATCATATATGCAACGCCGCCTTCGCGGGCGTTGTAAATACTGCTCCGCGCTTCGTCAGCCATATATAATTTCGCCATTTGTTCAGCGGTTTTGTTCCACTCGTAGATGTGCAACGACTGCGAGTTATGGGTCTGAACGCCCAACTCAATTCCTAAACAAAGGGACATTATCTCCGTCAGGAACGAGAACTGGAAGATGTTCGTAGGAAGCCCCCAGTGGAGGTCATTCGAGCGATTCTGAACCGTGGTAACGAGTTTGCCGTTGCGTATCTTGAGCATCACCATGTCGTTACAGGGAAGGTCTTTCGACTTCACGCCCAAATCGAAGCGGGGGTTCCAAATCGACATCACCACCTGCCGCGTTTCGGGATCAGCCGACAACAGCCGCACAGCCTCGCTCACCTGGTCAAAGCCGGGGTCCATCGACTCGCTTTCAGAAGCTATTCCCCAATGACGCAAACGCCATCCATAAGGGGCGTGAAACGTTTCACCATTGTCGGAAAAATCAGCCATCTTGCTGTTGAAGATCGTCAAAAATTCAACATCCTTGCGACCCGTAGCTATCCACATGGCTTCAGCCAGCAGGAAGAATATATTGATATTGCGGCCATACCCTCCCGCGCACCGACGATACGGGTTGTTGACGATGGTCTTAACGTCTAAAAGTTCACGAACGTTACCACCGCGCGAAGGGTTCAGCGGGAGATTATTCATCATCAATTTGTTGATGTAGGGATATACCTCCGCAAACGACCCGTATGTATCAGTAAACGCGACACGTCTTTCGAAGTTAAAATCAAAGCGACTCAAGCCCACAGCGTCTTGGGAAATAGACTCTTGTTTCATATCTGGAATCAGTTTTATACGCCCTTAATAACGCTGGCGCGTGTGATACTAAAAACCCCAACCACAAGGGCTGGGGCGGGAAATAAACTGACAATGAAAGGCGTCTATTTCTTGGCGGCTTTGGCTTTTTTAGCAGCAGCGGCTTTGGCCAGTGCAGCGCGAGCCTTGGCCTTGGGGTCGTCGGCAGGTTCAGCCTTGGCGGGCGCCTTCTTCGGGGCGGGAGCAGCCTTCTTGCCGGTGGCCTTCAGGTCAGCCTCCATCTTCTCGCGGTTCTTGCCGAGGCGGTTGTCGGCAGTCGAAACGGCGGCCTTGATGTCAGGGAGGTAGGTCTTGACGATCTCCATGGCCTCGCTCCACGCGATACCCTTCAGCCACGGCAGGTTGTTCCACGTCGGAACGAAGTCCACACCATCGTCAGCCAGTTTGTCCTGCGAAGCCTGACTGCGGAACGTGTTCAGGACGACGTTGGTCGTGGCGAAGTCACCGTCCTTCGAGTATACGTTCTCGAACATGATGGCCACGGGGTGCGAGTTGGCGCCGCCGAACTTGATCGAGATACCCTGCGACACGGCAACGTACTGGAACTCCTTCTCAGGGAAGAACTTGTTCAGCGCCTTGCGGAGCAGATCGAGGTGCTCGGGGTTGGTCTGGGGCTTCAGGCGAATGCCCTTGTCGTTGCGTTTGGACGGCTTCTTCTCAGCCTTCTTGGCGGGCTTTTCAGCGGCCTCAGATTCCTTCTTGGCGGGAGCGGGTTTTTTCTTGGGGGCAGCAGCGGTCTTCTTCGGTTTGGGCGCCGGAGCCTCCTCGGTTTCAGACTCCTCCTCACTGGACTCCGATTCAGGTTCCTCGGCAGCGGCCTCCTCCTCTTCCTCGGCGGCCTCTTCAGCCAGTTCGTCAGCCTGCTTTTCGGCAGGAGTGGGTTCCTCGGCAGCGGCCTCGGATTCCTCACCTTCCAGTTCGGCGAACGACCCCACGATGTCGATCAGGTTGTCGAGCGTTTCCTCGTCCATACCAGGGATGCCGGCCTGCTCAAGACGCTGGAGAAGAACCTCCTTTGCCTCTTCTTCGCTTTTGGCGACAATACCGAGTTTCTTCAGGCGCTCGGCGTTTACTTTCGAAATTTTAGTTGCCATGATTCTTGTACGTTTTAGTGAAACAATTTGTATGAATTATTCGTCGTTGAGTCGGTAGTAGTCATAGCGTGTTGGCGTATAATATAACGCTGACTTGTGATTGGCCAACAAATAGGCCTGCTGATCGGCGATTATTTTATCAACGAGTGCGCAAGCATCAGCGAACATCATGTTGGGGTCGTAACCTTCAGCCGCGGCACGCGGTGTACGCAGCATACGCGCCATCATAGCCTTTCCGCGACCGCGAATATGAAGCGAAAATATAACACGCTTCAAGCCTTTGAGGTTGGCTAATACATCAACACCGTTGATAACAAAGCGATTGAGTTCCGGTTCAGTCGTAACAACATCTTCTATGCCACAATCGTAAGCCGTTTGATCGATACGCAGTTTGTGATTTTCTTTACGAATAGCCCTCATAAGGTCAGTACACTTATTCGAACAAGCGCATTCAACGTAGTACCGCAGCGGAACAGGCCGCGCTGCCGTACCTCGACGATACGCCAACCAGCGGCGTCCGTATGCCTTTATAGAAGTGAAGATTTTGAGGCGAAATTCCTGTAACAGATCATCGCGTTCCAACGATAATTCCCCGTAAGAGTAGAGTTTATTAGCGTATTTAACTGCCAAGAACTCTAATTCCTTGTAGGCTTTTTCAGACGCTTTCATGCCGATTTTGTTTTACAATTTAAGATGTTTTTTTCATACATCCACAGCACGAAGGTAGGTGAAAATTTCCATTGTACAAAGAACTTTTCAAGAAATTTTCAAAATTTTTACAACACTCGTATAACTTCACTCTTCGGTATACCATCGGCGTAAACCTGAGCACGCTCGTTATAAAGTGTAACGCAATCGCCCTTTACGGCGTCTAATTTCCACACTTCGCCTTGATAGGAGAAATCGCTGTTCACTGAATAGTAACTCGCTAAATCTTTTGCGTTTAACGTAAACAGCGGACGGTTCAGTGCGTCGAACAATTCAGCGCGCACATCACGCATTTTATCCGGCGAAGAAAAGATAGAAGTCAACCTGTTGCGGTTGGCGATGTCTTCTATCTTTTCACGTTTGAACTCCATAACGCGCGAAAAATAGCGCTTATCCTTGGGGGAGAAATATATCTTGCGCCTGAATTCAGCCATGAGGTATTCACGCTGAATAACATGAAAATATTCTGCCACTGAAAGGCTGTGTGAATTATTGTTCATGGCTCTACCTTTTAAGTTTTCCTATTACGTTCCAAGCAAAATCACGAGGACGCTGCAAATGTTCAAAAACTTCCAGCGTTTCGGCTTCGTTGCATTCGTCAATATCCTTCTTGGTCGTGAAAACTATATTTGTAGAAAAGTATTTGTCCAATTCGAATGCGTACTTTTTGATCTCCTTGATAGCGTCAAAGTCGTACAGCAGCACCACCGATCGGACACCTTTAGACTGTAACATGGCGCGTTGATAATCGCTTATCTTCTTACCAAACGTAGCGCAACACTTAACATCATCACACTCGTCAAGCCTCAAGCGCCGATCAACAGCTATTTTATCAAACACCCCTTCAACCAATATCACCGTAGCGCCACGCGCTGTTATGTCGTCATACCCATACAGCATTTTGGCGAAGTCTGCCCCCGTGTCGTTACGCCAACGCAAAGCCTCTGGCGGTACGCGCTTCGAAGCGTAACGCCCCTGAAAGGCCGTTATAACGCCGTTCGTGGTGACTGGAATCAGGATATAATCAGCATAGCGTTTTACAAGATTAGTACGTCCAATGGCGTATCGTTTCATGACAGCTGGAGTAAGCCTGCGGTCGTGTTCGAGGTAACGATCGCGAGAACACACTTTGTAGCCCACTGGCATCTTCCGCGGCGGGAGGGCTTCCAGTTTAACGTCTTCGGCAGCATCGACAGTCAAATCTCGTATTTTGGGTATTACATCGCGTTGTTCGATGGTGGCGCCGTCTAACAGATACAGTTTATCGAAATGCGACAACAGTTTATAGACCCCACCCTCTTCCCAGCACTTCTTACACGAAAAGCGCAGCGTGGAAAGATTAACGTAAAAATGAGATTCTTTGCCGCAAAAAGGACACGTGGTGATATACTCGGTACGGCGCGAATTGAAACGCCCGTTCGTACCTAACAACTCGCGAACGTCTATGCCCCACTTATTCGTCATCATCTACCGACGTATTACGCCGACCGCGCTTCGATTTAGTGGCGTGTTGCTCTTCAGCTATTTCCTCCCACGGCATTTCCAGCGTGCGCTTGCGGTCATAGAACCGTGAGTAGGTCATGTTGTTACAAATACGGATAATGTCCCCGGCCTTGTGCTCGCGTGCCTTATCCAAGTACAACCGCATGATTTCTTCCTTGCGTTCGTCGGAGGTGAAGTTCATCGTCACAAAACCGTCCATCGGGTTCACCTTACCTTTGGCCTCTGAAAGATTGTAGCGCGTTATGACGAAGTCGGGGTCGTTTTGTAACTCCGGAGGAATACCATTGGCCTGCGTAGCGACGTGAACCACGGCGTTGAACTCCATAGCCATCATCTTGGCCTGTTGAGCCAGTTTCATCTGGCGGAACCGTTCCTCGTTCATCGAATAGCTATGACCGTCACCCAATTCAGCCAGTTCAAGGTAGTCCCAAATAATCATATCCACCTTGCCGTAGGCGCGTTCAATATCTTGAAGTTCTTGACGCATCTGGGTAACAGTCATGCCGCCGAAACTTTCCACGGCGATAACTATGATGTCGGTCTTTCCTAACTTGGCTACAACGCGCTGTGCCATTTTCAGTTTATTGTCTGAGATGTTGCCGACTTTAACGTCTTGGTAGACGCCACCCAGCCACGCTGAATCGTATCGTGCCATAGCCTGCTCGCGAGTACCTTCCAACTGAAAATGCGCCACGCGATACCCCTGACGTGCGGCGGCTATACCTAAATGGACCATCGCGAACGATTTACCAGCACCCGATATACCCATCCACAGCCACGCCTCTCCGGTTTCGGGACCGCCGTTAGAACCACCCAACTTGTAATCCAACTCGTCGATACACGTCGGAATACGGAATCGGTAGTTCCAATCGTTGCTGCGGCGCTCCAGCTGGCGGCGATTGAAGTCGCTGAACACGCGATCGTATTTGGCGTTCTGGATAGTGAAGTGCGATATTTCCTCGGCTGAATTGATAAGTATGTTGTATGCCTTTTCCTTGTTGCCGGAATTGTAGGCATCAGCGATACGGTCGTTCGCGTCTAAGAACTTCATTTGACGAATATACGCTTCCAAAGAAGTTATCAACGACGGTACATCTTCATCCGTCACGTCAACGTCGCGAATATTCTCGATTAACTCCAGTACACCTTCATCGTCCAAGAACGCCTGCTGCAACTGACCTACTGTCGGTACACGCCCGGTTTTGGAGTGACGTTCGGTCATCAGTTTCCAAACCTTCTTTTCGGCCTCAACCTGAAGATATGAAAAGCGCAAATATTGCTTCAATATATCGAACACCGAGCGTTTGCGCATAGCCACTGAAAACAGTTCGGTGATAAGGCTTGACGATAGTCTATCTTTCAGCATATCCTCGTATTTTGTATACAATCGGGTAATTCACGCCCAGTAATTTTTTACATTGTTGTTTGAACTTACACGTCGCACACCACGGGCTTCGATGATGGTAGAGCGTAGTGTTTATGATACACCACGCAAAGCCCTTATTCACTCCGTAGAAGGCTGCCTTGGCCTTTTCTTCGCGATCGATAAGCCTAATAAGTAACGCTGGCAACTCGGTTTCGTTCTTGAGCGTAGAAACGCCAAAACGGCTCTTCAAACCTGCGGCGGTGTAGCGCGTGGCTGTAGTGGGATAAACCTTCTCCCAAGACTTTATGGCGGCCTTGCTCACCATCCACGTCAGCCGCGTCCGGCTTAACGCCTTACGACTCACGCTGGCGCGGTCGCCGTACCGACATTGTAATTGAAACAGAATAAACCGCCGTACGAAGTCCTCTCCAGCTGCAGGATAGCGTTCCGTGAAGTGGTTCCATGTGTGGATGTCAGTATCATTCACGCGAAACGTTTGACGCATATCACATCCCATCTGATACAACACATCCACCAACAGCCTCACGGCGTATCGGTAGAGTGCAGGTTTACGGATAACCAAATCGTCAGCCATCGTTCTAACGTTTTTAACCAATCATCAACCGCTGTGTCGAGTATTCCAATACCTTCTTCGCCAACGGCCTTAACGTAGGTATTTAACCGTGTCGATGAGTGTTCAGAGAAATACGCATCATCAATATCAATGAAGTCTATTATGGCAGAGCGCGTTTTAGCCTCTGTTGCGCCAAGAACACGACCTTTGCGCTGGATGGTGTTGGCGTTCTCTAACCCGCCATCGACGTTGAACAGTATCTCCACTTCAGGCAGCGTAACGCCTTTCTTGAAGATATTCGACGCCATCAGTACACCGCCATCAGTACGCGCCAGAAATTCGTTCTTTACGCGCTCACGTTCTTCGTTATCGGTATCGCCGTGAATGAACGTGTGACCTGTAAGTTCGCTGATGTGACGACCGTGATCAACGGATTGAAACATCACCAACGTCTTGAACCCACGCTCACGACACATGGCAATGACCTTAACGACTATGGCGTCGCGTATTTGAGAGTTGAATATCAACGCCTTTTGGTACGCTGCATAGGTAGCTGCACGCAAGGCGCGAGCGTCTTGTTCCAAAGCCAGTAGAAACACCTTGTATTCAGTCAATACACCGCGTTCGCGCAGCGTTTCTTCTTGAATACGATAAACGACATCACCGCTCCAAGCCTTCAGATGTAAGTTCTCCACAAACGCTTCTGCGCGATACGGCGTGGCCGAAAGGCTCAGCTGATGTGTGAGGCGCTTACAACTTCGGTATATCTTCAACTTGGGCGCTGATGCGTTATCGTGTATTTCATCAACGATCAAGAACCGTAAACTCTTCAAGAAGTTTTTCAACTGGTTCTTCTTGCCTGTTTCCTTACACCGTTTCGACAGCGTAGACTGGACGGTCTGAATCATACCAACAGTAACGCGCTTTTCGGTGTCGATACGCCCGGCGCGTATTTCGCCAATTTCAATACCGCCATACGGTTCAAAATAGCGCTTGAAATCATCGATCGCCTGCTGGAATAGGGTTTTACTGTCTACCAGAAAAAGAGCCTTGTTTGATACGGATTCGGTCTTCAAGAAGATTCGTATGCACTCTCCGGCGATGTAGGTCTTGCCGCCACGTGTGGGGACGACTATAATTCCAATTCGTCGCCTAAAAAACGCCTCAACAGCCCGTCGCTGGTGGATGTACTTTCCTGACAGACGTTCGTCGATCTTCACCGAACGCGGTAATTTGAAGTCATAGTCCGTCAAGCGATACTCCCGCCCTGCAGACGATAGCTTCTTCACCAACGTAGGTAGCATACCAACCTTGAACGTGAACGCACGACGATCAAACATTTGAATCTGGTCCGAATACGCAAATGGGCTTGGGTTGCGGTACGTTAGCGCCTTTGCTACGATACTTTTACCCAAGCTATCAGACCCGACAAACGAGTACTCAAAAAAGTTTACGCGAACTATTTCTATCCTGTACGCTGCCATAAGCATATCCACGCCGCTGTGGGCGATTTTCATACTCTTTCTTTAACTTTGAAGCCGTCAGATCGCTGGGCATAGGCTTCACCACCACCCAAACGCCATATTGCGGCGAATGACGTATGTAACCTGCACCCGCCATCAGGTTGAAGTATGAGTTCATTGTCGTCAACGAACCATACTTACGATAATTTTCAGCGCGTTCTTCCAATATGGCGCGAATAGCCTTTTGAGTCACCAAACTGCCATACGAACACTTGGACATATACTCACGAATAACGCTCCAAGCAGTCACGCTGGTCTTTGTTCTACGAAACACCATGATTAATTCTCCTTGTCGATTAAGTTAGCGTAAATCTGTACCAAATTGTTCAAGAACTCCAACCGTTTTGCCTTTTCGTCCCTTGGCCACCAGAACGGCGTTCGTTGATTAGCTTCAAAAGGACGGCGAAATGCTGGAATAAGGTCTTTCATGGAAATATCAGCGGGCAGGTGCGGAAAGGGAGTGAAATAGGCTTTAATTTTCGCATTCAATACCTCATCGGTCGTCAACCTTCTTCCGTTATTCGCAACAATATTCATGAACAGACAGCATAAACCCGGATATTCATCGCAGTTCTTACGCCATTCATCGCGTGCCAACACGCACATCTTAAATCTCCATTCATTTGCAGTCATTTTCTTTCAACAGTTTTGTTTCACAATCACATCCTCACGCACGCACACAAGAATCATTCTTGCTGGTGGGGGATATAGCGAAGGAGGTTTACCCCCTTTCCCCCTACTGCCAATAGGAAGTCTTGCTGTATGGGTCGCGTGTCGTTGAAGTGGTTTACCCCTGTTTATCCCGAACACCGTTGCACGCTTTGGTACCACCATAAACGTTGTAGACCATTAGGCGACGCAAACCGCTCTGACGGGGCACGTGTATAGGCGCGTATAAGAAAACTCGCTGCCAATGAGATTTTCGGCCTCAAAACGCGAAAAGACCCGGCGTGAACCGGGCCTCTCCTTTACGAACGTCTATCGTCACCTCTTGGGTGGGTATTTCTTATTCGAAATGCACTTTAACCACCCAAACCAATGGTTCCAAAAGTGGCGCGAATAGTCGGGGTCGTCTTGGGTGTACTGGCATTCAGTTTCGAAACAGATGTTCTTGTACGCCATGTTGTACGGCGGAAGAAGGATTTCGATGAACCAACACGCCACATACACGGCATAATACGACGTCAGCCACAAAAGCCACCACCACGGGTTGTAATCGTAGATCAGCCAAGTAGTCAGGAACACGACAAACGACGTGATCATGATCTGGAGAACCTGATGCCAGTGACGGCGCTCATGACGGTAAATTTCCGGAGGCATGACGCGCCCGTGTTTGTCCTCGCGAACGAAGATCATGAACCAGAGTGTCATCATCCAGAATTTCCCAACGGGAATCCACTTATTGTAGATAACCCACATCGCCTTACTTTTGATTAGGCTTTGGCGTCACTGTCTTCAGCGGCGCTTGCCGAAGCGGCGTCTTCCAGTTTCATGTCGATGATCTCGAGCAGGTCGTTGACCGTCTCCATGGTGGCGTAGGGAGTGATAGCGAGGCTCTCGCGAATCTTGGCTACTTTGGCCTGAATTTTCTCGGTGTTTGCCATAATAGTTTGTTATTAAATGTTAATGAAAGGTTTCTAATTCTTGGGGAATCCAGCCTTGGTAGTACCACCGTACAGACCCACCGTTTGAGCAGTGTCCCAAGTGGCAATAACGAGGTTGTCGGTGAGTTGTATGACCTTCAATTGCCGCGAATCTTGGGAGGCTACAGGAATCCCCGGTGCATTGGTTGTGAAGGTAACGGTCTTTTCACGCTGAACTCCGGTGTAGTTAGGGTCCGACGTTACTTCAACTGAAGCCGTACCGGGAAGCGTTGCTGGATCGAACGACACATAGAAGTTGTCGCCAGAACCGTCTCCCCAAGCAATTGTTATTTTCTGAATAGCCATACTCGTTTAATTGTTCCCGGAGGAAGGTCGCCCCGCCTCCGGGATGATAAGGTTTGAAACGTTACGATACCGTGAACGTGGTGTTGGTCGTTACAGCGATCGTCACGCCCGAACCGTCCTGCGGTACATTGACCGAAGTCTTGTCGATGTTCAGGTACGGATCGCCGGCAGCCTGCTTCAGCGTAATGGTAGCGGTCTTGGTGCCATTGGTGGTCGCCGTGATCTGCTGGGTACGCTCCGAGATAGTGGTGTTCTCGGCGGCTTCGAGCGTCAGCACGAATGCGAACTTCTTCGTTGCGCCGGGGTCGCTGGGAATAGCCGTCCCCGACGTAGCGGCAGCGCCGTTGGCCTGATACGCAATTTTTGCGATGTCTTCCGTGATAATGGCGCCGGCAGCCTTCGAGAACGTGATGGTATTGGCATTGGACATACCGTCCAGCACTACCGATCCGCCCTCCTTGGGTACAGCAGCCTCGGCACCGTCATCGAACGAGATGAACTCGGCAGCAGCCTGAAGGATTGCAGCGAACTGCTTGTTGGGGGAAACACCAGGAGCGGTGATTGTGAAGTTGTCCGTCTGATTCAGACGGTTGCCCAGATTAGCGGTTTTCGCCTTGAGCGTGAGCTGGGTGTCACCCGACCCCGAACCGGGGGTACAGATAACGTAGCTTTTTGTTACATCAGCCATAACTTTTTTGAGATTGAAGTTATTCTACAGAAAATTCTGTATTCGTAAATACCATGTTCTTGCTCTCTTCCAAGGGGTCTTGACTTACATAGACAATCAATTTCTCAATGTCGAGATATAGCAAGGAACGTCGATCATACAACACTTCGCCATTGTAGACAACACGCTGAATAGTCGGCGCGACTTGTCCTTCAATAAAAGGCCAAATAACCTGACCGTTGAATAGAACGCGACGGACGGCCTCGCCGGACAGCAAACGCCGTCCGTTGAGTACCACATCCGTTATCTTTCTATTGGCCATTATTCTTCGGGTTTTACTTCAATGTATAAGATGTTGTCTTGTTGAGAGGGTGCGTTCTCGGTGATTTCTACACCGCGAACTGAAACAGAACGAACGGTTTTGGCATTGATCGCGCTTTGAAATTGCTGTTCTTCCTCATCGAAGATTTGTTCCGTTCGCGCCAACTTGCCGTCAGCTGCCTTATTATGAAGAAGGCCGTATATATCGATCTCTGCCATAACACTTATGCAATTACGCCGTTAAACGTACCTTCAGCGAAGGGACCTGCGCTGCGGTAACACTTGTAGTCTCCTTTGCCGTCAACGGCAACCGTAACCGGAGCAGCCATCGGTACGTCGAAGCCTCCCGACTTTACGCTGTTGATGGTCATCGTTGAAGGTACACACAGCCAGAGGTATTCGTTGGCACCAACCTCGACTGTTACGTTGCCGGCGGGCGAAGACTTGATGGGCTGCTTGGTCAGCGCCAGTACGTCAGCCGAAGCCAAAGCGTCCTTGGCCGACGCGCCAAAGTACATCGGATAGTAAGCATTCACCGTCACCGAAGCCGTTTTGGTAATACCCTTGATGACTGCAGTCATGGAGTAGGCTTGGGTGTCGGAAACGTTATCGCCGATAGTCTTGAGGGTCTTATCGGTGGTGAGAACCGTAGACCCCTTCTTGACCTCGATGGAATCAGGCGTGACTTCCTGATTGTTGAACTTCGTAGACCAGTTCAGCGTCACCTCGGTTTCAACGCCCTTTTCGAACGAGGTCGGGGTACGGCTCATCGACAGAGCGGTGTACTGGGTGAAGAGAATCTGGTTGATATCGTCAACGTCGGCTTGAGAAGCGGCACCGATGTTATTCCGTGCTTGGAGTTTTTGCGAGTCGGCGAGCGACTGCGCCTGGCTGAAAAGTACAGCGCCTTGGGGTATGAATACATTCGCGGTGCGCAAGCGATTGAGTGCCGTAGGGACGCCTGTTTCGCCGCCGACAATTTGGTACTCCGAAATACTACCGTCGGGTCGCATCGCGATGAAGGTCATCTCTTCGTTGCTCCAAGCGACCACCGTACCGAGTTGTTGTGTGGGGTTGTTTTCGTTGTCGTCCGAGTAGAACCAGAATACCGGACTGGTTTCGTCGATCGTAGCCATGAACGCGAGAAGGCGTACAAGGAACGCATACATCGGTGAATCGTCAGCGATATCGTACTGCGACAAGTCATCACCACCCACACCCACGTATGTCGGTGCCACTACCTGCAAAAGACCGTTAACGGTTTCCGCATCAATAGCACCGATATTGCTTCTGGCGATAGACTTTTGCTGAGGGGTGAGTGTTTGACGTTCGTATTCCACTGCCACCTGGTCTTTTATGTCTGTCGCCGCTAAAGTAGAAAGTATTTTGCTGGATATCGTCAGCGTGGTGCGGCGGAACGAAAAGTTGGTGTTAAAAGAAAAGAAGTCAATAGTCAAAGGCGTTATGATGGCTTTCGTGAAGATGAATCCAGCCTGATCGCCATCAATGGGAATGATTGCCGTGGCGTTTTGGATAGCGGCGAAATCCTCGTCCGACAGCACAGTGCCGAACAACGCGCTGGGGATTTTGACGATGTTCAGACCAGCGTTCGCCAGTACTTGGTTTTGCTGCTTGGCGGTAAGCGTTTGCTCCTGGTCGAACACCAGCGCGTTGTTTTCACCACCGCCGAAGGAAGCCCATGCGCCGTCAATCCACATCGAGGCGTCGTAGACAACTGGGTCGCTACTCTCGCGCTTGACGAGGTAAATCTTGTTGGCCTCACCCGTTTGAGGAAGCGACTCAACGACCTCGGTCGAAGTGGCGTTCTTAAGCGACTCTGGAAGCAGGTCGGCGGGCAGTTTGCCGTCCTCCCCCAGCTGGGGGGTCAACTTGTTGATGTCGGACTGGAACTTTTGCAGTTTCTCGTCCCAGATTTGGCCTGTGAACGCGAGTTTGCCGTCGGCGGTCTTCGTAAACAGCAAGCCATAAATATTGATGTATTCTCCCATGATATTTTGTAATTATGATATAACACCGATAAATTCACCCGTTGCGAACTGGTTGGCGCTTCGATAGCAATTGTAATTGCTTCCGCCGACTGAAACTTCCACAGCAGGCTTCATAGGCACAGTTAAACCGCTCGATGAAACGCCGCGAATGGTCATTGGCGCAGGTACACACACCCAAAGATATGCCACCTCGTTGAACATAACCTCAATATCGCCCGCAGCGCTTCCTTCGATTTCACGTTTCGAAAGAGCCAGTATATCGTCTTCAGTGAGTGTGTCCTTCGGATTGGCTCCGTAGTACATAGCGGAATTCGATTCAACGACGATTTCAGCCGTTTTTGCGACGCCTTTTATCACAGCCGATACCGTGTATCGTGCAGCAGTAGATACGCGGTCTACAACGCTCTTAAGCGATACGTCGGTCGTAAGTACCGTGTCGCCGCGTTTTACCGTGAGCGAATCGGGTGTTACCTCCTGACCGTCGTACTGCGTAGACCAGCTGACAGTCACGTCGGTCGGTACGCCGTCAGCGATATGAGTCGGAACCACAGCCGCCGTCAGCGTAGCCTTTTGACCGAACAACACCTCTTCGATTGCGTCGAGGCGACCGTCGGTAGTGCTCTTGTAGTTGTTGAATATTTCCGTTGAAACCAACCCCAGCATTTCAGCCGTAAGATCACCTTTGATCGTAACACCGTTAATAGTGGGGAGGTTGTTAAGTTGGTTATAATCCGTCGTACCGCCACCACCGCCAATAACGGGGATCATAACGGCTTGTAACTGCCAGTAGTTGGTATTCCAGAACAGCGTTACAAACGCCACATGGCTTTCGTCCGTAGTAACTTTCAGCGGATTCAGCTGGGCGTCGACGAAGTTCTTGTACGTTATGGTGGTGTTGACGCCTACTTGCGACAGGTACGCAACACGCGCCGAAGGCGGTTCGATAGGCTCCGTGGTGGCGTCGGCGATACCGACCATCGACGTACTCATCGTCGTTTCCAACTGCTGAACGTAGTCCAACAGCGCCAACTCGTAGTTCTGCTGGTTGGGGACCTCTACCTTGGTCCCCTCGGGCCGCTCTTCGAGGGTCTGAAGGATAAGTTTACGGACGTCGTTATAAGACAGTGGCATAAGGCTTATGAATATTCTTGTTCGTTGTACTCGTCGCTGTATTCACGAGTGTCAACAGGGTTATAATTGACGACAAGTGAAATACGTTCGAGAGTTTCTTCTTTGACTTTTTCGTCGTATTCTTCGAACAGTTGATCGCACGTCTTATGCGCTGTTTCCTTGATGGTACGCTTGAGCCAGATTCCTATGCAGTCATCAGGATTTAGCTTCTCGGCCAACAGCAGCGTATTGTTGATGGCGTTGCGGAAGTCACCATCGAACTCCAAGCGTATCCGACCATCTTCTTCAGCCATCACTTCCACAGGGAACGGCTCGATAGCTTCGTAGTCTTTGCGTTCAATGCGGAAGACCTTTTCACTGATGTATACCACCTGCCATACCGAACTGCCCTCGAATGCCGCTTTAACGGCGTTGAACGTTCCTTCGTAATCGGCCGTTTTAGGCGATTTGACGAGAATGTTGAAGGGTTCTAATACAAACTCCTCGCCCACGGACGCAGGCGACTGTATGGTCACTTGCACGCCTGCACGTCGAAAGTCGGCGTTGTAGAACGTGGCGCCGATAGGTAACGAGTATCGGTTGCGGAGCGATTCCATTTGAAGGTTCTTCACCGCTACCGCAGCCACTTCAAACTGGCATAAATCATCGTCAGCACCAACGATCTTGATTTCGACGTCAGCCACAGGTTGTGACGTCTTGTTGATGAGCGCAAACGCCATACATTCCGTAGGACGGTTCTGAAGCGTAAGCAGCGACACCTGGTCAAACAGCGTATTCAACGCTGCATTCGGCACCGGGGTTGAACTGACGTAGCCCCCTAAACTCATACGAGGGTCGTTTTGAGGTGCGTCAGATGACGTCATCAAAGAGTTCGGTGCGCCTGTTAAATAGAGCATCATAGATTTACAGTCAAAACAGAGTTCGTCAGTATTTTCGACATTCCGTCAATGAGGTCTTTATAACCTGCAGCGGCGAATGCTTTGAAGGCACTTGCTGCACGACCGTCAATATCACGGTAGCGCAGCGTGAGAGAAGTTTGACCGCTGTTGAGCGGTACGAAGATGTTGACTTGAGCGTCCGTAACGGGAAAACGCGCTGTGGTTCGAACGCTGCCCCATGTAGTCGCTCCAGCGGCCACCAGCTGGTATTCGATATCAGCCACCGTTGGTACAATCACGAATTCGTCACCTTCGCCAAGTGCAATATCGCCGCTCCACGAAGCCAGCGTGAGTGTAGTGTTGGCGTTATCTACGATACGAACACCCTTTCCAGTAGCGCGATTGAACAGCGTCCAACCGGCAAATGCCGATGCTGGAATACTGCCTGCGCCACCTGATACTGTACCAAGTACATTATTCTTACCTTCCAAAATGCGGAATTGAAGCGTCGATGTTCGTATTTCGAAACCCGTTACGGTGTATCCGTTTTCAACGCCAACGCGGAGCATATTTCCGTACCGTTCTACGTTCAATACGCTCACGATATTGGTTGAAGCAGCAGCGATTTCCTGCGCGGGTTCGGCGTCAAACGTACACGAGTTGCGCATATCGACGATCGACATTTCGCCGCTATCCCAGTTCAGCTGGGCGATGATAAACTCATAGCCCTCTTGAATTTCAGGCGCGTTTTCCGACTGTACCATCCTGATTTGGAAGGAGTCATACTCGTAAATGAGTTCATTGGCCGCCGACGGAACGAAGCCCGGCGTGAAGGCTCCAACAACGCCGTATCGCATATCGCTTTCGGCCGTAGCGGGAGCGGCGATAACAGCCGACGTGTCAGAAACCACGTTGATAACTTCGTAACTGAGGATATTGGCTGTAGAGTCGATGAACTTAACGGCGTTAGGGAAGTTGTCTCCGCCGCGCAGTACCTTTGTGAATTCGGTTCCAACACCAGTAAGCGTGCCGTCGGTAGTGACGGAAACCGTTCCTGCTTCGTAGTTTGTTGTGGCGCGAGAAAGAATTATCCACGTCTTGACGTCGGACTGAAGGGTCTGAAGTGTAACGGCCTCTTGACTTATGATACGATCAAAGTCCTTATTCCACGCCACGCCCGGGGCCACGGAAACGATGTTTTCTTCGCCGGTAGCCGTGACTTCAAAAGCACTGGAGTCGGAATTGCGAGCAATTCCGAAGTTTTTCACCATCGATTGGAACACGGCCTTGTAGCCTTCGTCTACCATCAGGCGACGAAAGTTCTCCAATTCAGCCACCTCAAGAAAGAGGTTTGGCGATAGTTTCAATTTCGACATATCTTTATTCGACTTTAATGACGTTGGTGTTGGTCTTCAGGTCCACAAGCGCTGGAGTGCCACTCGCGTTTATGATAATTGAATTTGGCGTCAATACCAAATACGGCGTAAATTCTGACGGTGTAGTTGAAGTGTTAACTGGCGTAGTACCGTACACAAACACAGGTTGGAATCCATACGGTATGAGGTATTTATTCACGATTTGTTCCAGCTGGGCTTGCGACATTGAGTTGTTGTTATTCTTCAAGAAGATGTAAAACAACCGCTGTGATTGTATAAATCCGTTGGAACGAGCGTCAACGCGGAGCGTTTCCTTGAGCGGAAGAATATTCCGGCCGTATACGAGCGGTCGTATCTTGTAGTCCCAGATGTACAGTACAGCCGCGGAGTCGTCGCCGCTTAACTGAATCTTCGGAAGAATGTACTCAACTGAATAATTGTTGTAGCATAATTGCGTACCGAGATGCGGCGCAATGTTCAAGCCAGGTGCGTTTACGGTAATGGGTTTAGTACTGTAAGCATGGATAATACCGCGAACGTGATACCATGTGTTGGCCTTCAAGGACGAAAGTGGCAATTCGTTGGCGAAATAATCCGTCACCTGCGTAGAATCCAAACGAATGAATCCCGTGTTGAGTGCGGTCTTGAAAATGTTGAAACCTTCAACACCGAAATTCAGCGTTCCCTTGCCGTTGCTCTTCATCCAAAACGACACTTCGTATGAAAGGTTACAGTCAGCGGTATACACCCGATCGTCAACAGGCGTAGTGGCGTCACCGCGTCCTAAACCACCTTGTTCCGTTATTTTGAGGCAAACCTTGTTCTTGTAAATAGGAGCCTTTGTTTCACGGTCGTAGCCAACGATGTACTTATCGGTGGTTTCTTCGATGGATACATTCCCCGTAGTCACGAAGTCGTCCAGCGATTCAAAGTCAGGCGACGTTTCACGGGTTTTATTCAACTGGTTAGAATCGCCAACGCCACGATACAGGGGGGACGACTTCCCTAAACACCACCCCATGGCTGACGCGGGAAGGTTGGCGGTTAAAAGTTCGTCACTATCTTCGATGCCGAACAGCCTTACGAATTCGCCGTTGTAGGGTCTATTTTCACCACGCCGAGCAAATACCATAGCCGTACCGCGCTGGCGTATCTCATCGTAGTAGTGTGAGGCCAAATACTGAAGTTCTTCCAGCGTGATGCTTTTTTCATCGAAATACAGCCCTATCTGACGAACGTACTCGCGCAGGAGTTCGAAGTCGTTGTATATGTTTTCAAACCGTTTAGCGAACGAAACCATCATGGCAAAGAAACGTCCAACGGTAGAAAACAACGAAACGTAGTCACGATCTTCGTCGTAGTCACGATTAGCGCCGCGGATAACATATTGCGCCATCACGCCGCGATAGTACAGTTTCTTGAACAGGTTACGCTCTATACGCTTGGTCTGTTCAGAAGAAGCTACTGAAGCGAATATTGACTCGTCGATAACTGGGGCAACAAACTGTATAGGCTCAACTGCGCCACTGAACATAACAGACTTGAACGCGATGGGGTCGAGGCCTCCTTGGCGGATGTACTGAATCGAGATCATCAACGCACCATCAGCCGTGATGGGGTCTAACGCTTGAAGAGCGGCGTCGGTTAGTTCAGTCCATTCGGTCCAGAAAATACCGTCGGCCGATACTTGAAATAATCTCACCACGTCGGCTGGAGCGCTTACACCTGTAAGGTCGTCAACGAACTCCGCCAACGACACGCGACCTGATATATCACACGTTATGACTACCAACAGCTGATCGCCGACGTTGGTCATCGTATTATTCAGCGCAGGCTCCGTTGTGCGGTCATACATCAAGTTTGCACCGTCGCGGCGATACTTACCCTCTTCGCCGTCAGAAACGGTTAAAACCAGTCGGCCATCATTCGTAAGAGCAGCATCAGCAGGCGGCTTATCGAGACTGATCATGAGGTCGCCCTGAACTCCTGATGTATTATTGATGGTTTTCGGCTCCTGAAGAATCTCAGCCTCGTAGATTTCAGGCAATTTGCCTTCAGCCACGGCGGTGATTGTTACTTCGTTCGATGACGAAACAACAACCTTACTGCGTATAGAGGTAGTGAGATTCATATCAGATAGACATTAACACGGTTGCTTGGTAGTTTGAGTCTTCGACGTTAGGGTAGAACACTTCAGAAAGAACTCCGTTGTTGTCGATTATCACGTTACCGTCCAAATCGCGCATTACGAAACTCCGCACACGAGGTAACGTGTATTCCGGAACGTTAATATCGTAGCTGGGGTTGAAGTGTGTATCGGGAACGTAGCGCACACCCTCGACGTTCTTGACGACATACAACATATCTTCCCATTCGACCTTGTCGCCCGGTTCCCAGAAACGATAGTCGAACAGTTTGTTCATTTGAAGTTGAATCTGGGTACGAACGTCGTCCGTGTTGTAGGCCGGGTCGATATCAACACGGAAGTCGACGTTGACCGCAAGCCAGTTCACGTTACGCAGGTTTATAGCCGGATAACGCGCTCCGGCGATAGAAACGCGCAACAGGTCGGTAAGACACAAATACTCTTCGGCGCGGGAATACATTTCGTCAAACTCTTCTTGAGTGAAGTTCTGGCCGTTGACTGAAACCACCGTGAGGTTGATACGGCTTTCAGCAGCAGAACCCGTAGTTTGCGATTCGCCATACCCGCCTTTCAGCACTCGAAGAACACGCGGGTTGATTTTCATCAACACCTGTTCCAACTGCGACAGAGTGTTCATTGCCAATTGGTTGACACTTTCCTTGATACGGACGCGGAACGTTTCGTCATCCTCCTTATCGCGCCCACCAGTGGCCTGATATTCGTTGGTGCAACTTTGATGTCCCGGCGGCGTAGGGTTAACGCGATTCAGCGACAGCGGAGGCACGTTGGTAGTGGCGCCGGACTTCGTACACCGAACTGGAATATATGCCAACCGTGAATTTACAACAACACGCCCTGTGTTTTCATCGACGCCGCCAATAGTCGTGTCTTCCGTAGAAACGAACGTCAACCCGGTCGTTGAGGTGAACATCGTGCCTGCCTGATAGAACGTACCCGGATCACCAATCACGCGAACGTAGGTCGTAGCGGGAGCGGCTTCGAATCGTGGTGCAACGCCTCGTAACGCAGCCAGCGCGTCGAGGTATTCGCCTGCGGCGGTGTCAGGGAAGATATGACCTTCGATAACGGCCTGATTGACCATGATCTTCTGGCCGATTTTGGAATCGGCGTAGGCCATGGCATTCAAAACCGACTCAGCTGACACGTCAGATATCTTATCGGTTTTATTCAGGAATATTTCAAGCCACATCTGCTTGAGTTCCTCTATTGGCGTTATTTGCGTTATCATAGCTTCACTTTTTTGGTCACTTTGTCGTTGTACTTCGTCTTAATTTCAAGCGTACAAACCAACGAGTCTTGGTTCTGTTCAACGGCTGTCATGTCTACCGATTCAAACAGGTCGTCTTGAAGGAACGTATCGACCATCTGGCGTCGAACCGTGGGCAATGACAGCTGGGCCGCCGTGACGCCTGCGGTGAGGTTAGCGTCAACGCCCAGTAGCGGATTATCAGGAACCGTTCCGCGGTTTAGTCCCATGAGGATCATCACCTTTTGGTCGATATTATCCTTGTATTTCGCGATTTTCAGGTCACCTATACGCCGGGCCGATATAACCGACGTTCGGTCGCCAGATCGCCTGAAATCGGCCTTTGTTTCCACTTCTTCTTCAACCTCGATCGTAATTTTACGCGCGATGTCCTTGCCGTAGACCTGTTCGCCGACGGGCGGTTCGAGAATAGTCGTCACAGCAGCCGGAGTGATATTATTCACCATGGCAGTAACAGGCTTCAGTTCGTCGATTTCCCACTGGTCTTCTTCAAGGTCATTATCCAACATCAGTTGCTCCCATGAAACGCGGTCCATGCCGTTAGACTGGATAGCAAACGACAAGTCCTCCATGGTACGTTGTGCGCCAATAGTAGACTCGACCTGAATTACAGGCTTGTAGTTACGAGCCGTAAGCGTGGTGCGGCGGAACTTGGGTAACTTCATGACCTTTTCCACCTGTATGATAAGATCGTCTATCCACTCCATCAGCAGCCAATAGCCGCAGTTATCAAAGCGGTTACTGTAGTTCTTGAACTGGGCCTGAAGTTCGCGGCAATCGCCGAGAAGTTTTTGAAGGCGGCGCAAACGATCGTGATCGACGCTTTCGCTGAGACCGGAAAAATACTGGTCTATGGATGCATAGTCGTTGTCGAAGAAGTCTTGATACCGTTCCAAGAACTCCGTCAGGCGATATTTCGTGACGTTCGAAAAGCGGATTATGTATTCAGGTATCAACATGGCTAAAACATATTCATGACACCACACGTCAACAGGTCGCTAACCTGCCCCAGTACGCGCGTCACACTTCTACTCAACGATTGGTTCATGACCTGTCCTAAAAAGTCGTTCACCGACTTGATTGTAGTATAGGCCGCCACAGCGCGGAGTTCGATGGAGTAATTCCAGATCATGTTGCTGTTTTCATCCATCGAATAGTTATCCTGAACGACCTCAACGTAATACGCCGTATTAAAAGCATGATTGGTAAACACCAACCGATAGGGCTTGCCGTTGGGGTCCAACTTTGTGGCAGCGGTCAAGATTTTCTGCATCATCTTGGTGAGGCCATACCCCGTTTTAGCAATCATCGTTCGGTTATCGCCAACACCAGCCGCTCCGGTAAACATACCGATGTTGAAGAACGGTATCGACGCTCCGTCCTCGGCTTGGTCCTTGAACTGTTGCTGGCCGAATGAAATACGCAATTTGCGACCAAACGTACCGCGCAGTGAAATATCAACGGGGTTGAACGACGGATTGATCATCGACACTACCACGTTGTTGGTCTTGGTGATGGTAGTTAGCGATGTACGGCTTTCAGTGATGTTGCTTGGCATTACAGGTAAGTTCATGAAAGCCGCTGTTTCACCGCTTGACCTCAACAACTCCAACGTGCACATGTAATACTCGTAGTCGTCCGGCGCAACAGCGTGTACCAACCCGCGCCCCATCGTAACGAGCGCGTCGCTCGCTGCGGTAGCGAAGTCACCTTTGGCTTTATTCAGAACTGTTCCTGCTATGGTCGGCATCGTCGTAAATTTACATCAATTATACTTGTTACAAGGGCAGTGCAGACAGCGCTGCATCGGCCGAAGTCAGCAGTTGGGCAGCAGCGGTAACAGGCGTTGGTAAAGGTAACATGAAACCGCCAACAATTCGTATTACCTGCTGAATAGCGGCCTTGCCCGTAGCAACGGTGGCCTTGGCTGTGGCTGCTCCCGATTTAGCTGAAGCAATAACGCCTGCCGATGCCACGCCAGCCATAGGGTCAGCGCATACGGCCTGAACCGCCAGCGTGGAGCAGGCTTCAATGGCGTTTTGACCAGAAGTTTCAGCAGCGGTCAACCACGTTTCAGCCTCGTCTATCTTCTGCTGGATAGAATCGCCGACGGATTTTGTCATATCTTCCACATAGCTATCAGCCTCTTCTGCGGGGAGTGTAGCGATATAATCTTTACATGTGGCGCGAATGACCATTGAGGGGTCTATTCCTAACTTTCCCATGGCGTTAATGTGATAATTTCTTGTCTTCCATTTTAGGCATCTCGTTGGCCATCCATGTTGAAAGGTTCGAACCCGACGAAGCAATCAGCAGGTCTTTTTGGAGGGCTTGCACCAGCGATTCAATTTGCGCAATATTTACCATACCACGGTTTTCGCCGTTGTTGAATGACGCTTTCCCTCCTTTTACAATAAAGGTCGATTTTGCGCCTTTAGTGGCGTATTGAAGTTCGTCGTCTTGGAGAACGACTTCGATGCCTGCTTCAGTATCAACGCCATTTACAATATGCGCCGTAATACGAGCGGCAGAGGTGATTTCAACGTTCTTGTCGCCAGACACGCTTATGTCGGCGTCGGAAACAATATTGACCTTTGAATCAGCGTTTGTCGATTGAACGCGAATATTTATTTCTGCTGGAGTATATTCTGTGCCGTTTACATAGATGTCGATGATGCCTTGAGAAGCATCGGTCTTTACTTCAGCGATAACGCCGTTAGATTCTTTACGCAGCGTTCGTTGGCCGTATTGCTGCTGGTTGAAGTTACGCAAGTCCAACGAATTTACCACGATAGGCCACTGTTCGTATTCATCCAGTACCCAAACAATAGGCGTTCCAAATTCGTTAATAGATACGGGAAATTCAACGGTTTCCAACACTGACGGCGGAATAGGGACGTTGTTGTAAATCGAACGGCCGGGACCTCCTTGGATGGAAACTGTATTGGTCCGCATGCAGTTTTGGATATACAATTCACGATTCTCACCTCCTTCAGGTATGACGATATAACCTATACCGCCGGACCCCATATAGAGGTGGTTCATCTGTACGCCAAATGGCGCCGGAGCGCGTCTGTATTCTTTTGTTTCCATGGACTATTGTTGTGTAGGCAAGAAACCTACCTTTGTACACAGTTGATTCAAAATAGTTTGATTAATTCTTATGTTCGATATACACTCGTTAAAAGTAGTTGTACCATCTATTAAGCCGTTCCACTTTTCAGGATAAGAAGCCCCCTCTCTGGTTGAACCAAAGTCAACAAGACCAAAATAGCCTCCTTTAGGAGTATACCCTCCTGCGTGATTTTCTGAGTCTAATGACCGTCGGTTTGTTCCATCGATTAGACTCACTTTCATCCCGCGTGAAACCTGTAACACGGTTGAACGAAATACCTTGTTTCCGACGCTCTGGAATGTGTTCGTCACGGCATCGACATAGTACATTTCGTCTGTTGGCGCAAAGTGAATCCACATACCGCGCTTAATTTGGCGATAACCATACAGTGTGATAGTTCCTTGGCGCGTGAACGGCAGATAGATCGTCGTTTCGATCAAGAACTTCAAGTCGAGCATCATTTGCAGGTACGACTTCGCAAAGTTATTTCGTGCTGACTTGCTGATCTCTTCGTTGGCGTTATCAATGTCATCTTCGCCAGTATCAACAGCATTGTAGTAGTTGCTCTGAACGTGACAAGCACGTGACCCAAACATCGCAGCCATCTCAGGGAAGAATACTGCAGGGATGTAGTAGGTGGTTTTGCTATTTCCGCCGAACGAAATACGCGGACGAAGATAATACCATGAATAAGCGTTTGAGATACTTTGGCTGAAATTAGTTTCAACGACCTGCTCTTTTCGGACAACGTGATACAAACCGCTTCCGCCAATGGCGTAGTTGTAAGCCCTCAACACGCTTCCATGATCAAAGGGCGGGCGCCGAGCGATGAAATAATACTGATCTCCAAACGTTTCACCCATGAACTCGACGAACGGCTCTTGGCAAACCTTGTTGAACCAATTAAGCAGCGGCCCAGTCTGGTTTGTGATAGTACCGTCGTACAACTGGCGATTCGCCACGTTTTCGTCAATGATAAGTTTCACTATTTGCCAAATTCCGGGTGCTAACCGTTGCTGGACCTGAAGGTTTTGGAGTTTAACATCAGGAACCAACGGCTCCGTGGCGTTGGAATCGTACGGAATGTCAACTTTTTGATAGCGCACAAAGTCGATTATCCATTGATAGTCGGGTACGGGTTTTGAACCGACATCAGTAGTAAACCGCCGTCGATCGTATGGGGTTATATAAGGGTTGAATTCCTTTTTGGTAGTAGAAAAGTAACAGTTACTCATCATCTGCGCCGGATTCAGCCAGTCGGCTCCAAACGCGCAATCCAAGTGCAGGTGTGGCCCAGTAGAACGGCCTGTATTTCCTGATCGCCCTATGAGATCACCCGGCTCCATCCAGTCGCCTTCTTTGACGTTGGATATACCGCTCAAGTGCATGAAGCGCACCGTGGCGTAAGCGCCGCAGGCTATGGCGTCTTCAGCCCATTTGTTTCGATATAAAGCGTTATTTGCCAAATTGGCCGTATGAAATTGCCCAAACGGTCCAACGTCTCCAAACCACCACGCTGGAATTACCACTGAAACGTAGTTTCCCGAAGGAGCGTCAGGATTGCGGCTTATGCGAACGCACTTACAATACACCGGAGCATATATGCCTGTACCGACGGGCATCGAAATATCCAGCCCTTGGTGAAAACCTTTCACCTCTTTGCCGTCGATAGACAGCGTTCTGTTGCCGACGATAGACGTAATTACAAGCGGGGCTGAAGGCGACTGACCGTATATGCACCATTTGGCACTCCAGGTCTTGAAAGCCCAGTATTCGTTTGCTTTTTGTTCCGCTCGGCGTACAAGTCCAGGTCCGATACTCATTTTACGTTCTTTTTAGGGTTCTCCGGAGCAGGCGGCTCAATATCCATCATCGTAGTACGCTCATCGCCCCAAGGAGTGAAAAGGTAATCAGGGGCAATAGCTATGTTTGAGAGCCAGTTGATGACTTCTTTCAACACAAATTCCAAGGTAAACATACTGCCTCTGAAGGGTAATATATTACCGCTAACACTTCGCCCCATAAGGCGATTCAAGGCATTCTTGCAGTTGACTTGGACTCCTAATCCGTCGCCGCCGCTGGTAACGGAAACCCCCGAAGCGTTGGCGAATAGTTCACGCGCCCCAAGGTCCATGGCGATAGGGAAGAAGAATGAGCCGTCATCGATCAACAGTTTCATCAGGTCACGCCCCTTCACCGTCACGTTAGATGCCGTACCCTGTGCGTCGGTAGATATTGAAACCGAATCGACCAAGCCTATCATATCCCACACGTCGCCGTGGAGTTGAGGTTCTCCAGTGCGGTTGTTCAAATCGTCGTTTATTTCTTCAACGGTCTTTTCGAAACGCAGGAATATCAAATCATTTGGAGAAATTAACCAGTTGAAATAATCGTCTTCGTTTCGGGATGTGTCGTCAGCGAATGTGGTTTTGTAATACGACTTATTTTCGATTTCTGCTGAAATAATCGTACCTTCGTACGTCCCTGACTTACCGCGAACTATCTTTTCAACGGCAATATGCGGAAGACTTAAAGTGAAGTTACCGCCATTTTTGGTTGTATTCACCGTCATGGTTCCAACGTAGCGTGATATGTCACGCACGGTCGAAGTTATTGCGTCAGTGCCTCGATAGTTCGACAAGAAGTCCAACGCCTTGAACCACCCGCACACGCGAATGTTAGGAGCCATTTTGCGATATTCCTTCGTTACGACGTTACCTTCGCTCCGGAAACCGTTTGAGTCCGTTATTTCAAGCAATCTTTCGTCAAACCACTTTGTGTAATCGGTGATCTTAGCCTTGACGTTGCTGATGTATAAAACGTCTTCTTGACGGACGTTTGTGTAATAGACCCGTATTTTGGCAAACCGAGGTAACGTCATTTCGGGGTCTAACTTATCAGGCGTGAGCGTATCGGCGGCACCAGTCATGCCATGCTGAACCATGTAAGAACACTTATCCAGCCACGACATCGCCGCAAAGATATTTTCACGATTATCGTCGAATAGCTTTTCAGGCGTTATTTCGTCAATATGATAGAAGGCTATGAAGTCCTTCATAGTCGTCACGCTCTTCTGGTCGTGAATGATGTCGATGTATCCTTTTGCTTCTATCATCGCAAACCGGGGTGAACTTCGTTTTCTTCGATGTTGTAACCTGCCACGGCGCTTCCCAGTTGAGTACTGAATTCCTCAGCAGCGCTGATGATCTTGCCAACTGCAGTCCGGAACTGTGAATAGTCGCTGACGTTTTGCAGCATGCCGTAATGTGATTCAGTAGCGTCGCGGCGCATAGTTTGACGCGAACGACCATATTGGCGTGCTGTTTCCCCTGTGGCCAAGCCGGGAATCGTTTGCGCCATTTCTTCGTAGTTCAGCCCCAACATGTCAGCATAGTCCAAGAACACAGGCGACCCAAAGAATGCACTCCAATCGCCACGCTCTTCTTCGGGAATGCCCGCCATGTCGGCAACGTGACGAATAATCATCGAGTTGCGCTCGGCTTCGCTAATTCTAAAGGTTTGCGGGGTTCGTAACACGTGTTGCATCTGCAGGTTGTTGAAACTGCCGATTCCGTACTGTGATCCGTAAGTGCGTAAAGCGTCAAACGAAATAGCCTGCATGGTTTCAGACTGGGGGTTGCCTATCGCTGAATCCAACTTGGCTATCAGGTCGCCCAATCGGCCGTCTTGAATGAATCGCGGGTCCATGGCGGCAGAATACGCTGCTTGGGTAGCGTTGGCCACTTCGTAACTCGGGCGATTGTACATGGAGTAGTAGCGCCCCATCAACTGCTGTTGAATATCGAAGCGCTCCTGCATGCGGATGTATCCTAAATCACCGCCGATGCCTGTATTGATACCCTCGTCGTTGAGGCGTTCGAGTTCGTAGGCCAGTCGCGCAATAGCCGTATTAGATTCTAACCCGTAACGGTCGTACCGCGATGCTTGAGCAACGCTGCCTTCACGAAGGTTGAACTGGCTTTCGTTGGCGTAGCTGTAGAACGTTCGGTTTTCCCAGTTGGCCAGTACGCCGGAAGTAGTCATGAGCGCCAACGCCCGCTGCATAAATTCAGCGTCCTCTAATCCTAACTGGCGACGGGTGATCTCTTCGCCGTAGGCTCCTTGGGTACGGGCATTGATCACGGTGGCCGTAGCGTTGCGGAGTGCAGCGTTACCGGTATTGCCACCCCAAATACCGCGTATGGCGGCAATATCTCCCATAGCTTCGATGCGGTTCGTCGTAGCTGCAACAGTTTGCCCCACAGCAGCGATAACCGCTGCAGCGATAATACCCGCAATCGGAATTCCAAGTGCCGCGGCTCCTAATCCAGCAGCACCCATTCCTACTCCAGTGAGATTGCCACTGGCAGCCGAGGTCAACATACTGGCGCCCGACGTAGCAAGACGCGCGTTGGTGACATTTTCAAACAGATCGCCGTTACCGGCAGCAGCCTGACGCTGATCGAACTCTTGAAGCCGACGACGCGCAGCCACGAAGTCGTCTTCGCCAACGGCGCGTTCCATGTCATCGACCAGCTCTTTCCGCTGTAAGCGGAGGCGGCCCATGTAGGAATCTTCGCTGCCGGATGACTTCTCACGCGATTCGTTTCGTAACGCCTCCGCAACGGTCCGTAAGGCGTCCACCATTTCGCGTTCTACCGACGCGCGTTCACTTTCCTCTTCAGAGGCTAAACGTTCGTCAATTCCGCCGTATTGCTCGTCTATTTGCTGACGACGGGCGTTATACCACTTGTTGAGGTCACTGCTGATGCCTGCACCCGTCGGGAGGGCCTTGCCTTCGGGGTTATACAGCGTACCATCAGGCGAGAAAGAATAGCGGTTTACACGAGCAGCACGTTCGGCGTCAAGTTTTTCTATCTCCTCTGAATAACGGCCGAAGTTCTCTTCTCGCGTGAGGTCGAAACGGTTTCGGATTTCAGCCTGACGCTGGGTGACGATGCTTCGTCCAACATCATCAAGATAACCTTTGAAGCCGCTTTGACCGACTGCCGGGCCATTTCCTTGAGATAAGGCATTACGAATCTCTGTAACGAGTTCCGAAACTGACGCACTCAACCGCGCGTCATCACCTCCGGTAATTGGTTCAGGAGGCGTAGCAGGCGAACCTGTACCTCCCGAGCCGTTACCGTTGATGTTAACTGTTATGTCCCTTTCGGCCATTGTTGTTTGCGTTAAAAGTCATCCAAGTTGATATTGTCGTAGTCCTCGTCGATCTCTTCTTGGCTCATTTTCAGAACACGTGAATCGTAGTCGTCGCCCATAGCCTCTCGCTCTTGGTGTTCGCGTATCAAGCGTTGGAGTGTCAGTTCTTCGCGATACTCTTGTAGCTGATCAAAGAAACTCATCGCCCGGTGTTGCGGCGAACCGTAAGCCACGTTGTACTTTCTCCGCCACCAAAGATCAATCGGGAACCTTTTCAACCAACGTTCGACGCCATTGTCGAGGGCGTCATTAAGCGTCGGCTCCGCCCTTCTTATGGAGAGACGGCTGGGCATTTCCTGCCTCATACAGTTTCGACATCATCGAGTTGTACCACGGGGCAATTTGCTGCTTGTACCATGCCGTCAGTTCCGACGCCAACGCCGAATCAACGCTCATCAGCGACTGCCCCTCGGGGATGTTGAGCATGTTACGAACGGCCTTGAGTTTGATTTCGATGAAGGCCATGGCGTCGATAACGTCAACGGCGTAGATCATACTCTTCACGCCGCTCGCCAGCATCACGCCGTAACGCCCGCCAGAGTACGCAGTTTTGAGATTCTCGATGTCGATCATCTCACCGACGTTAGGGAACTTGACGTTGAGTTTCGTGCCGCGGAATTCAACAGCCTTTACCTCGGAAAGTTGTTTCATGTAATCTTCCATTTTAGACTATTTTGTTTAACAATAAAGAGAGTGCCACGGGCTTTCCACGGCACTCTCTTTATACTTGGGGTTGGTATATAGCGGCGGTTCTATTCGCTGATACCGTCAAAGAGGATCGGGTTGATGTACTCGAACTCGGTATCGCGACCCGAGATCTGCCCCTCTTGGATGTCAAAGCCCTCGCGCGTAGCGAACGCCCCCTTCACCAGAGCGAACGTTTCGTAGGTAGCCTTTACAAGCCCTGTTTCAGGGTCGATTTCACCGTCCTTAACCTTACGCTGAATAGCGAACTCCAGCCCTTCCTCCTGCAGGAGAATGGCGTTGGCCCACTCTTCGATGCTGGTAGTCTGGCGGAAGGTGCCTTTCTTGGACACGTTGGCCAGGCGGTTGAAGTTGATGGAATACGAACTGCAACTCAGCGAGCCGCTCCATTCCACCGCCGGAACCTCACTGGGGGTGAGGCTACCGAGGCCCACGACCCGTCCGCGGCGGATGTTCTCCGTAACACGGACGTTCTTCATTTTACCGACGGCGACGCTGTTGATGCGGATAATCGCAAGCGGCGCAGTCATTACTCTCTTATTCGACATATAGCGCTCCTTTCTTTAATTACGAGTTAAAAACATAGTCGAGCATGTTACCAACGAAGAACGTCTTGTTGACCGGAACGTTGGGGACGAAGTCGTAGGTGACTTTATAGTCACCGTTCTTGGCCGAAACCTTCACGTTCTTCCACGAGATGATCAGGTTGTCGTCGCCGATCTTGGCTACCAGCGACGTGAGTTTGGTTTCGGTAAAGTCCTTCACGGTATTGGGCGAAGCCTGAGCAGCGGTGTTGCCGGTAAAGCGTGTCTGTCCTTCGAGGATCAGCTCCTTGTTGAGTTGAGCCTTGATAAGGGCGATCGACAACTCAAACGTCTGGCCGTCTTCGGCGATAGTCTGCTTGTTGTTCTGAAGCGACGTGATGCCCTGATTGACGCGGTAATATCCCGATACCTCGCGGACGTGCATAATACCAGCCTGAAGAGCCTTGACACGCTCGCTGAACGTAAGGTCGTAGGCGTAGGCGTCATACCCCACGCGCTTGAACGTTACCGGAGTTTGAGCAGCCAGACCTGCGTTAAGACCCATGATAGCAGCGGCGAGATAGATCGACGGCAGGTTCTTGGTGCCGTTGCCGTCTTTACGCGCTACAGTAGGCGACCCGTGGACGATGATGACCTTTTCGTCGTTGTAGTGTACGGCCAACGCCTGCGAAGTCTGCGTAACGGTATTGGTCGTGAGCAGATCGGTCTTGCCTTCGCCTCCGGCTACAAACATGAACTCGTCGAACTTGGCGTCATTCTTGAGGAAGGTGAACAGTTTACCGTTAGAAGAAGCCTTCATTCCGTTGGCGACTCCGTAATCCGTGCACAAAAAGAACGTAACCTCCAGTTCGCGGATTGCTTCCAACACGTCGGGGTAATACTCGTTCTCACCTTTCGCACCCTGATACGAGGTGCTGCCGCCGGAGAAGGCCGTAGGCTCCATAACTGCAACAGCCGTGGCACCTGCGAAATTTTCACCTTTCGACGGACGGAAATTAGCCATAACCATCGACGAAGTGATCAGCCAGTTGTAAAGTTCGTCGTAAGTGCTGATTTCACCCGACTGGGCTACCATCTCGCCATAGGCCTGTTCCAGCGTGTAAGTGCCGTAAGGCTCGCCGGCAGCGTCCGTACCGCGGTAGTTACCGCGATAAATAGTGGCGATAAACTTCGACGTGTCGTCAACACCAGCCTTGATGGCCAAAGCGTAGCCGACCTTGAGGTTCTCCAGCGTACCGTTCGACAGTTCACTCATATCACCTTCAGCCACACCGTTGCCAACCGTGCCTTCATTCAGGCAGGTCAGTACGATAGAATTGGCGCCGGAACCGATGGTGAGAGTTGCCGGAGTGGTCTTTGCTGCGCGGGTGTAGTACAGACGCGGCGTACCCAGCGCACCGTCGATCGGCGTGAACAGCTTTTCAGCGATGTCGGTGATCATGCCGCCGCCCATGAAGTCCGAGAAGTCTTCGAAGTTCTCGAAACTGTAAATGGCCTTGCGCCCGGAAGCGTCAACGCCGGCAATACCCGCGCCGCCTGCGAATTCGTACGTTGCATCGCCCACCTTCTCCTGAGAGAGGCCAGTGTCGATAATCATCACGCGGCCAAACGAAGCCACGTTGACTACCGAAGTAGGCTGATAGACGGTGATTGCGTACGAACCAGGCTCAACGTAGGTTTTGCCATTCATCGTTACCACAGTACTCATAATGTTGTATGTTTAGAAAGTTTTGGTATTTATTCAGTTTTACCGCCGCCGGGAATTAAGTTTTCACCGTCAAACGGGTCGCAAATGTTATAATTGTAGCTGATGGCCTTTACGACTTGGGCACGCAATCTTGTTGGAACTGTAACCTCGTATTTGAATGCCAGCGTGAGTGCCTTGTGGAATATGGTTGGCGGAATTATATCCTGTTGAAGTATTATATCGCCGCCTGATACGCGCGGAATGCGTAACCCCACTAAATCGAGGTTTGGAGCGTACATCAGCAGCATGGCTTTTAACACGTTGTAGGCTATCATAGCCTCAGAGAAGTTATCCGACGTGATGAGAATTTGATACTGTGCGTCCATCCACTGCGTGTACATGAACTGGTCGGCGTCAGCGTCCCATTCCTGCCCCTCGCCTAATGGGGCATTTGAGGCTTGTTCGCCGGGTAAAATGATGTGAACGGCGAGGGCGGTCGTCACCTGAGGATTGTATCCTAAATGGACCTCCAAATTCGCCGGGTTAGAAAATATCTTTACCGCCTGCCGGAAATAGTTGTAGGCGTTCATGTGAATGGGTTGTCCGTCCTCGTTTTCACCCAACAGCTGGTAAAGTATGGTGTTCTTGACGTCTTGTGGTACGGTGAGCGCAATGTCGTCGCGTATCATTTTCACGATAGCGTTCAACACGCGGGCGATTATCACCTCGGGCAGTATAAGGGCGTCTACTTTCATAAGTTCTCCAAGAAATTAACCGATTCGTTGTGTACTATTGTTTCAACATCCGTCTGGTCGATGGCCTTGTCAGCAAAGCGTCGCGCCGTAAGACCCGGGAATATCCAACTCAACGGGTCGGAGTTCTTTGACGCTCGGCGGAATGAGACGTATATGTTTTGAGTCGTTCGGGCGTAAACTCCTGTCTGCTTGGTGATGCCCTCGTAGATGGAGTGTCGGCGAATATAAGCGCCATACGCTGGCGAACGGTCAGTAGCGGCAATGGCCCGACGCTCGGTCGGTACGTTGTACGGTGAAGGAATCTGCGAAGCGCGTAGTCGTTGACCAGTAACAAACGTGCGGACCACGTCGTAAACCTCTTGTGGCATTTCGTCAGAAAATCCTGCCTGACCAACCGTTCCCGGCGTGCCGTGACGGAACGGAACAGTCAAATACCAATCGCCGCCGGGTTTAAGTACTGTGCCATCCTTGCGCAGTACAGGCACCGTGTGGCGGACCTTCGATGACCGCTGAAAATATTCCTTTTGGTCGAAAGGGGTTGCCCCGGCCTCCAGCATCACTGGTAACTCCCCCGTGAGGACAATCGACTTGGCGAAACGGCCGCGATCGATTATGTTTAGATTTTGGAGGTATTCGGGGCGTGTTGAATTTAATCCTTGTTTGGCCAACGCCTGCCAGTTGGCGTATACAGCAGCAGTAACGGCTTGAACACAGAGTTCAGTTAGGTCGTCAATCTGGGCTTGCGTGAGTCCAAACTGGGCGCCTAAACCTGTAACGTCTATGTTGATTGGTTTAGCCATTGATGAATACAATGAATATCACCCAAACCGTATATCCACCGCCTATTGTCCAGAGAATGTCGTTAACGTCAACCTTCGAATCTACTGCGTATTCCTTAACCATAGCCAATGACACCAAAGCGACTACCGATATCACCAAAGGTAGCCAACGCCAACAGTCGATCAGAGGCGCAGCGATTATTAACGCCACGGAAGCGATAATTGCTCCAAGCGTAAAGTGCTGATACTTATCTTTAGGAACGACGTTAAGCCATTCAATGAACTTTTCAATCACCTTTTTCATTTCACCGTGTTATCATAAGGAACATCGCCATATCGCATAGGCGGGAATACATATTCAGCCTTACGGCCAACAACCTTTACAGGCATCGCCGTTAACGCTTCGCGCCGTGCAGCACAGGGCTTTCCCTCGCGTACTTGCATCAGTTCACGGTCAACGTCGATTATGTGGTATACGGGATAGTGCTTGTAACGAACGGAGACGGTCAAATTTCCGGCTTTTGCGTTGGGGTCGTTACTTTCTACCATACCGATCAAATCCTTGCTGAAAACGACCCTGTTCTTGTCTACACGGAACTCGGCTGTAGTAAGCGGCCGCAGCGGTTCGCCGTCAGCGACATGAAGGAATATGTCGGTAATTTCCAGCGGTTCATACACCGGATAGGCGAACAACTCGTTGCGGTAGATAGTCGGACGGAGTATTTCAGAGAAATAGCCTTCCAAGTCCAATAACACAACGCGATCCATAAACCCCATACGATCAACAGCACGAGCCGTAATAGCTGCGGTGCCGATATTGAGTTCACTCCATTCTTCGTACTTACGGCGATTGCCCATGGTCTGGGCTATGAGGCGTGTTTCACGTCGATTTACAAAGAACCAGCCACGACCATAACAGTTTTGGCACGTTGACGAAGCCTGACCGCTGGTCTTGTCCACACACGGGCAACGCATAGCGCGGTCGATGTAGGCATCGTATCCTTGGTCGTATATCAAGCGTTCGAAACGCCCCACGTCCCAGCCCACGGCCGGACGCCCCGGTTGCGCGGGGGTCAGGCTCACGGGTGGGGTGTCAACGATAGACGCGCTCAATATGGATTGCTTCTTGGCCATTACAGTACATCAAACGCGATACCGCGATATTGGTTCTTGAGATTCGGCAGTTGTTGATTCAGTTCGTCCAGATACAGTTTAATGCGGCCGCCGAATAGGCCACCTTGGGCCGAACGTGTCAACGGCGTGTTTTGTGACACACCGTCAAGTGAGATACTCACCGACGACATGCCCACGCCGTACAGTACATCGCCTATCAATGCCAGAACGTTCAACGCTGCGGCCTTGGCTATGAAGTTTAGCAGGTCAGCAGGTATTTCGTCCCATCCGGTGACGTATTTCAGCCGCCAGTAGTTAGGGATGTACTTTTGACCAAACCACCCTAAATTAGGAGCGATGCCGTTGTATACATACGAATTCTGCGTCATGATAGCCCCTTTTCCAGAACCGGAATTGGGGATCAGCGAAATGTTACGATACACGGCCACTGAAGCGATCTTCTTGATTGAAAGCCACTCCGATGGGTAGCGGGTCTGCATAACAGAGTTGATGAAACCGCACAACGAGCGAATACAGACCACAGGGTACATCGCACGAACGAAGCCCCAGTTGTTCCACTCTTCACGAATGTAGTCGCGGCTTTCCTCGATAACCTGCTTCTTGAGTTTCACCGACAGTAGGTTTTCGACCTGCGTCTGCGCCACCTTAATCTGGGTCTTGATGGAGGACTCGGCGACACGCTGACCATCAGGAGCACACATCGGAATGCCAAAAAGGTAGTTTTCGGCCAATTCCGAAGGGCTTATGACGAGGCCTTCGTTCTTGTTATAGAGGATGTCTAATTGAAGAGTCATTTTGGTCTGTTTTGCGAGTCGTAACGGTTAGACGAGGAAACTACTCCTCAGCGGCGACAGCGGCCTTGTATTTCTTCACCAGATAGGCTGCCATCAATTTGGCGTTCTTTGCGAACTTCTTGTACTCGTCCTCGGGGTAACCAGCCTCGGCAGCAGTCTCGATCATTTCTTCGAGCGACATGGCGCGAATCTGGTCGATGACAGCCTTGTTCTGATCGGCCTCTTCGGGTTCAGCCTCCGGCTCGGGGTCGGCGTCCTTTGCCTTGTCTTTTCCAGCTGCTACCCACTCGGGGAGCGTCAGCAGATGACGAGCACAGGCTTCAGATACGTTGATCTCGCCGTTGCGGTCGATTTGGATTGTGCCGTCAACAGGAACGGTAAGGCGCGAACCGTAAAGGGACGCATTGTTGGTTTTCAGTTTCATTGCTTACGATTTAATGAAAAGCAGGAGCGGGGCTACCCCCACCCCTGCTTCTCGGTTGAACGATTGTTTCGTTAGTTGGCGGCGCGTCCGATGTTGATCAGACGAACCAACTTCTTCGGCGCGTACAGGAACGGCGTACCGTACAGCAGCACCATGAAGCGGTATGCAGGCGACAGAATCGCCAGGTCCATCTTCATCAGCGGAGCCAGCTGGGCGAACTCAATCACCTCGTTGTCGAACTGTACCAGGAAGGCCTGATCGCAGTCGGGCAGGAAGTAGTTGTTGTCGCGGCACAGGTCGCCGGCAGCACCTGCGTAACCCAGTTTCAGCTGAGCCACCGAGATGTCGAAGATCGGGTACAGTTTGCTGTTCTTGTCGCCACCCTTCTTCGAACGGTAGATACGATAACCCGTAGCCGGGTGAGCGTTGTCCACGATCGAGAATTTGAGGTCGACGACCGAACCTGCCGTCACGGCTACCGGAGTCTCGTTGACCACCAGCGACGACTCGCCGTGGCGGTTGATGGCGGCGATAGCGTAGATGTAGTTGCCGGCGTCCTCCGAAGTGAACTTCGAGGTCGTCGCGTCAGACACAACAGCAGTCGGGGTGATCGTGTCCCAAACGGGAGCAGCAGGCGACTTGGGATGCGTCGACTGGGCACCAGCGACCTTGAACGCAGCCTTCTTGAAGAAGACGTCGTAATTCAGACCGATGCGGCCGAACTGCGAGTCGAAGGCCTGAACGCGCTGACCCATGATACCAGCGCTGGTCTGGGTGGTGTTGGGCTGGATGAACTTGTTGCCGTAGAACGTCTTGACGAAGTCCGACAGAACGGCAGGGGGAGCGTAGAGTTCCGTGCCGAGGCCGTAGTTCTCGACGATCGAGTTGGCCGCCGTCTCGATGGGGTCCTCCGTCAGGCCGCGACCACGAAGGTCGATGACGTTCTCCGAGTTGAGGTAGGCGTCCAGACCGCTCCATGCGTCAGACTGCAGCTGCTGGGCGAGCAGACCGTTGAACTCCTGCGGGATGATGTCCGAGTTGCCGTAGTACAGCGACTTGTTCAGTTTGCGGAGAATCCACAGCGTGCCGTCCTTGATGGTGCGCTCCATGATGTTGCCCACCATCGTGTTGACGAGGGTCATCTGGTGCGTAACGGACTTCGTAACGCCGAGATACTTCACGAGCTGAGCCCGACGGATGTAGATCGAGTCTTCCTCGTCGGGGAGTTCGCCTTCGTTGGTGAAGCCACCGCGGTCAGCACCGTACGATGCCAGCTGGTTGTACTCCTCAACGGTGTTGTAGGCGGCCTTTTTCGGCAGGTTCTTCCAGAGAACGATGTCGCTCTCGCGGAACGTCAGATGTTTCAGAGTACGCTCCAGCGACTCCACCTTCAGCGGAGCACCCGAAGCATCGGTCAGGTTCGTCGTCTGGCGACCCGTGATGTCGGTTGCTTCGAGGGCTTTGTTCAGCGCAGCGACCTCTTCCTGACTGGACGAGCCGTACTGGGCACCACGCGCTTGGATGCCATAGTCGGCGAGATTGATAGAAAGTCTGTCCATGATTTGGAATTGATTATGTTAGGAAATTGTTTGGGTGTTTACTCTACTACCTCGTACCCGGTTTCAGCCTTGAGGCGAGCGATAATGTTCTTGGGGAGACCGTCAGCGGGGCGTGCCTCAAACGCCAAAAGTGCATCACCGTACTCCTTGTCGTAGCCCTTGGCGAACGAGGCCTGGTCGAGCAGCGACGCAACGGCTTTCGGGTTTTCACGCAACGAAATGCGAGTGGCGCTGCCGCCCTTCTCGATACCGTTGTCGGTGTTACCCTTCGCGAAGGCGCGATCAACCACCGTAGCCGAACGCAGCGACTTCGGCCGCGGAACCTCGCTGCCGTAGCGCTCCAATTTGGTGGAGAAGCCCTCGATGATCTCGGTCTGGCCCTTGATGATGTTTTCGAGTTCGCCGATACGTTTAGCGTCTTCAGCGCGTTTCTGACGAAGATCGTTTACCAGTACGGCAGTAGCGCGAATGTACGACTTGAATTCGTCGCCAACACCATGAATAGCCTTCAGGATGTCGTTGTCGGCACCCTTCTTCATCTTGGCGCCGTTCTTGTCGCATTCCTCGAAACCCTCGTCGTCTTCCTCGGTCTCTTCCTCGGATTCCTCCTTCTTGCCTGCAACGGCGTTCTTTGCGTTAGCGGCGTTGTGACGCGGTTCGTCGTCGTGGGTTTCGTCTTCCTTCCCCATCTGGCCGTCAGCGTCATCGCCCTTCTGCACGTCCTCGGCATTGTCGGCTTTCTTCTCGGGAGCAAGCCCCAGAGCGTCATATGCCTTCTCGATGTCCTCGGAAGTGATGGATTTGCGTTTGTTCATAACCGATATATTTTTGATTAAAGTATACAATTCTTGGGCGTTCGGTATTGTAATATTTGGAATGTCGCGGAAGATACATTCCATGACGGAAGATTTTGAAAACGTTTTCTTCGATTGGCCGTCTACGGATTCAGGCATAAGCGCTGCGCCGGATTCGGTAGTTAAAGCCTTCTTTTCGGTCTTGCCGCCACGCTCTTCGGCGTTATCGTCCTCTTCTTCCAAATCTACCTCAATACCATCGGCGTCAACCTGACCTTTGATGATGTTGACGAACGTGTGAGGGTTCTTCGGCATGTGTGTTACAGCAACGCCTGTAATCACCGCCTTCACGATCTTGTTGTATAAGGGTGATTTCTTGTCGTTGGAAGCACGTTTTATAACCTTGCCTTCGATGGAATATCCCAAGCGGCGTGTCTTGCTGTTTTCTTCGAGAGTTTTGGCTAACTCATATACCTCATTAGCCATAGGCGACGAAGCGTACAAATCACTCTCGATCCAAAGACCCTCGGGACGCAGTTCTACTTTTGACGGTTCGCCGATGATTGCTGCAGGCGAGTTCTTGGCCTGATGGTGCCAGTTGACCATTCCCGACTCCTTCAAGGGCTGGATGTCGAAGCCTGACGGATCGAGTGTTTCGCCGTCAGCATCCTGATCGACGGTTGAAGCGATACCGCCGATGCGCATAACAGGTTCGCCTGTTTCCTCGTCGGTAGCCTTCTTTATGGGCTCGATAGGGCACCAAAAATTGAATTTATCGTCCTTAAACATGTTTACGGCACTATTGTTACCACCGTTATACTTGTAATGGCGAATCGCGTTGGTACTTTCTCCGGCTCGACGAACGGAACTACTGCTCAATGGACAGAATTAGGCGGCGGGGGAGCGGGGGTCGAGCAACTTTTCAGTGGTGATATTGCGTTAGCTAATGCAGCACCCGAAACATTCAGTCTCGGTGGATCGGTAAGCGAAGGTGATCGTCTTATGATTGTTTATAACTTTATATCGAGCGATCACACCATGATCGGAAGCAAACAAGGGCGAAGCATAATTTGGGTCAGCACCAGCAGCACCGAAGACCTAACCATAGAGGCGCTTAATTACAATACCCAAGGAGGCGTTACAGGGTTAGTTGGCTTTAATCTGATGTTGTCGGCTTCGGAAAGCGTACTCACCATGGAAGCGACAGGAGATGTTGATACAGTCATTGAGGCTTTCCATGTCGTAGGTATATACAGGCTATCTAAAGCGTTGTAAGTAAAAAGCCCCTCATTTAGAGGGGCTTTTTATTAAGGCAATTTGTATACCGAGTGTAACTCAACTAATGAAACCCCCACTTGGCCCGCCATGTCCAATTGGAATTCATACCCATCAGCATTGGCTCGGAGGTTTTCAATGTTCAGACTTTCATCCATGACCTGCGAAGCGCCGGGGACAAATTGTTGAATATTCAACAAAAGTGTACTTTGGCCAACGGTCGGGATGTCACACCAGAGCACATATTGCCCCTGCTGTACCACGTTATCAATACCGGGCCCAATGTAGAAAGTCAGCATAAGTTTATCGCCTGGCTTTACCTTGGATAAGGTGAACGGCTCATTGGTCATTATAGGGTACGGGGAGGAACACTCAACTGCCGTTAGTCCACCCCCGCCGCCTAATTCTGTCCATTGAGCAGTAGTTCCGTTCGTCGAGCCG